GGGGGGGAGGAACGCGGGGCGCGCGGATATAGAAGCGCGCAAGCGCTGGCAATGGCGCATTGTGGGATATCCCGGAGTTTATTTGTGCGAGGGGCGATATTAGCGCTTGACGCACGCTAGCCCCGGAAATTTGCCCGTAGGACGGTTTTAGGGTGTCCCGTGCTAGATTGTACGTTTCCCGGCTCCGATAGGGCGTGGCGGGCAAATCGGTTTTTATCCCCCGCAAAATGCAGTGCAAATTGTTTTTTCCGTTGACGCGTGCGCCCGGCTATGGGTCGCGTTAGTGGGTTGCGATAGTAGACCGAGGGGGCGGGTATCGCCCCGCAACCGGCTAGGGTAGCGCAACGGGACCGAGGCGCGACCGTTGCGCGATAGGATTGTGCAAGCGCGAGGGTGCACGCGCGTGCGATATCGCAGGTGCGATTGTGCACCGCAGCATGCGATTGCGAACGATTTTCAATCCGGCCGAGCGCGGAACATCATCATCTTCCCCACCTTCTACATGTACATATACTGTCTAACACCTCCTTCACCTGCTGCAGCGCACATACACGACATCTGCACTATCGCACTACACCTACTGCACTGCACATACAGACAGTCTGCACTCGACTCCTTCTCCTCCTTCTTCATCTTTCCGCGCCGTACTTCATCATTCGGCGGACTCCATCATCATTCGTCTTTACTGTCTATAAGCATTTACTGTGTACATCCTAGCACTTAGACAAAGAAAAGCCCCCGACTTAGGGGGCTCCTCCTCCTAGTAGTCGGCTGCGTTCAACGCCTGTTCGTGGTAGGTGTCGGCTTCGAGCTTCATCTTCTTAATCGCCCCATCCGTCGTGGTGCAGCGGCAGATGCGGTCGGCGATGTCTTTGTCGTCGAAGCACTCCACGATGTAGTCCCACCTCGTGCCCTTGTCGTTGTAGTGGGCGAGAGCATGCGCCTTCACGGCGTCGATCATTTCGCGTTCGGTAGCCATCATAGTCCCCTTGTGTGGGCGTGTGGGCAGAAGTGCCCGCCCCGATTGTAGGGCGGGACCACCATCCGGGCTAGAGGATACCGTACATCTTGGGCAGAGGACGGAGGACGCACACCACAGGCCAGTAGCCCTTCGTGTGGGTGGAGACTCGCCAGTCGGCATGGCTGATGGGGCGGGAGTATCCCCTGTCCCACGTCGGGCGGATGATGCGCTCATCACGAGCCCGGCAGGCGAAGAACTTGCGGATGGGCTTGCCCACTGCGTCTACGATCCGGTCATATTCCTCCATGCGACGGTCCATGGCTTTTACGTTCATCATAACTGGCTCCTTGGGAAGGGTGATGCCCGCCCCGATATGAGGCGGGCACTACACGGTTAGCGGGGCAACTCGATGTAGTCGCCCGGAGGCTTGGCGTGATCGTAGTGCACGATGCACTTCACGAAGTCGTCGATCATGTCGGCCGTCCCGGCCGGGGCGATGCCGCTGGGGCGCAGGGCCACATAGGCGGCATGCATGTAGTTGATGATCCGCTCGGCGACATCAGCGGCACCGAAGTCCTTGGGGTGGCGCTCGGTGAACACCTCGATGGTCGCGTCCGGGGTGAACGCGAAGTACAACACCTCGTGGCTGAACCGGTAGACGATGAGGCAGACAACTCGGTCGAGTCGCCCCGGATCGGTCGCGTGGGGACGGACGATAAAGTATTCCTTCATAGCGTTGCTCCGCTGTATGGGCGTGGTTGCCCGCCCCGAGTATGGGGGGCAGTCATCATATTTGCATTCGATTGCAAACGGACAACTCCTTCTTCATCATACAAGCCCCAACTCCACGACTCCTAGTACATTTCTTTATTCAACGTACTAGACCTTAGTACATTTCATTGCACAACGTACTAGGACTTAGTTCATCCTCTCGGACAACGCACAACTCCTTCTCCTTCATCATCTTTCTAGCGTGCGCGTCTACTCCTATATACTGTCGACTTCCCCTTGCATTTACTATGGACAAAAAAAGGCCCCGAGGAATTACCCCGGGGCCTTCTGGTGTGGGCCTACTAGGCCCCGGCGAGCTTGATCGCCAGTGCCGGGGGAGTGAACTTGTAGGTGTCCTCCTCCGAGGTGCCCGCGCCGGTGAGGGGCTGCAGGTAGCCCTTCTGGATCAGGACGTTGGCGACACCGCTGTCCACGTTGCCGCGCTTGAACGGATTGGCCCCGTACACGTCGCGCAGGGCCTTGGCCCCCGCCTCGGTGCGCGGCGTCAGCGAGCGGTCGGGCTGGGTGCCGAACTGGTCGTTCTTCCACGGCGTGCGGGACTTGCCCGAATTCGTGGTGGGGGAGGCCCCATCGTAGAGGTCCTTCACCGGGTGGATGAAGCGCGGCACGCTGGCCGACTTGCCGCCGGTCGCCTTGACCTCGGGCACGGGCGCAGCCACCACGGGGGCCGCAGCCTTGGCCTTCGAGGGCTTCGCCGCGATCACCAGCTTGCGGGCGGGGGTGGACACGGCCGGGGCCGTCTTGAGCTTGATAGCCATGATGTAGTTCTCGCTTTCCTGTTTCTACTGCCCCAGCCGGAATGGCTGTTGCTATTCGTAGTGTATCGTAACCCCCGTATATGGCAAACGATAGTTAACTATCATCACGGATATTTGCAAACGAGTGCAAAGACAGGCCACCTTCTCCGCCCCATTCTACACGCCATCTTCTCCTACAATCATCTGCTCTTCTTCTCCTCCATCATTCTTCTCCTACTCCTTCTACATTCATCTTCACATTCACCCATTCAGCCATACTCGCGCGTCATCATCTTCTACAGAGCCTTCGGCCATAACTATTTACTATCAACTTCCATAGTTGTGAAAAATTCGCCATCACCTACTTCTTGCTCACGTCAGGCGTTGGGAACGGACAGAAGACCTGAATACAAGTGCATAGAACAGACAAGACCCCTGCACGTAGCCGATCTACATCTAGATGGCAGAACTAGCCCTACCCGTTTACTGTCTACAGGATGAGTAGGAGATACTAATGGATATACTATAGGTCTTATAAGGGATAGGTTTAGGGTAGTAGGATGTTCCCCGCCCTAAGCATTTTTTCTGTTCGTAGAGGTCCCCAAAACCATTGATTTTATTGGGTTTCCTGTGTGGGGGTTACGATGGGGAAATCTTGTCAAACGCTACGGCAATGGAACTATGTAAGTAGGCGAAATGGGGTAGTTCTAGTCATAGGTCCTTAGTCAGGTAGTGTAGACAGAGCAATACAGCTACATAGTAGTTGCCATCTACTAGAGAGAATAGGAAGGCTATGTACAGTATCATGGTCCCCGCCCTCAGTCTTTTCGGGTTGGGCGGACAGGCTTGGGCTGCTCTATGATCCATACCCACTTGACCACATTTGGGGGTTGGCCCCGGGGTACAGAGAATAGGATACACCCCAGATGGTGGATGGGTACTCCCCAAGATTGGGAGTAGTCAAGGTACCCCGCTCGCTCGGATAGGCAACGCCATACCGTGGTTGCGATGGTACGGCTGGGGGGCGCTAGAGGGGCGCGGGGCTGGCAAGGGGGTGGAGCCCCCGCCCCCGGTCGAAGGGGTGCTACGGCCAAATTTGGGGGGTTAGCGGACAGGCTATAAGTCCCCGATTTGGTAGGATCGTCCCATGCGATACGGAACCCCGGGACGAGGACTACAGGCGTGAGCGGCTCCTGTCTAGGATTTGCAATCGTGTGCAGAAATTCATATAGCTCGGGGATCAGGTTACGGTCCCCGCCCACGTACCTGTAGTGGTAGTGGCTGCCTGTCTCCTTCGTTAGGAGGACAAGCCACCTACCATCGTAACCCCGGTACGTGGTGATCTGAAAGCCACGCCACATATACCGGAGGGCTAGGACGTTAGCCCATACATGGGCGAGGAAGTATCGCATAGGGGTTCTCCATAGATGGCGCGTGTGCTGATGTCGAACTGTAGCGCGATGCCGTACTCCTCGGCAACCCGTCGTGCTGCGATGCCCCGCTCCCAACACCATTGGTGGAAGTCATCGATCATAACGCGGGGAAGCTCCCGGCCCTTGAAGGCAGGCCAGTCACGGTACCCGCTGTTGAAGACGATGGCCCACAACAACATGGGCATGTGGTCGAGCGGGTAGAGCGTATGGACTTGATGGGCGCACCACCACGCTTCCCCGGGTGTGTCAGTGCGTTCGGTGAAGTAGCACTCGCCGACGCGCCCGGGGTCGAACTCCTTGATGATGCGCTCGCCCCAATGCATGCCGTAGTCATTGAGGAAGATGACACGGTCCCCGGGCTTGTACTTGAGGGGCAACGACTCCAGCGGAATGCCGTTGGCCTTGGCGTATTCGCGCACCGTCTCGTTCTTGGCGCGCATCTTCTCGAAGACGTTGTAGCTGCTCATGGCAATCACCTATAGAAACGTGCGTGGGGGTAGAGTACCTTCACGTTGGTCTTGGCCGCTTCCCGGGTTTTACCCCGGACATAGCCGTTGATGTCGCCGGTGCTGTTCTCGTAGTAGTAGAGCGGGTCACCTTGACCCCAATACGCCCCGCCACTGTCATAGCAGCCGTCCGCGCTCATGCGAACACGGGAGAGGCGCATGGGTGGGGCGTTGTCAGTCACGGTGAGTTCGAACAACCTACCTTTCTTATCGACAAAGGTGAAGTTGTCGCGCCTGCCCATGGGTGCCCCGTGCTTGCCGCTCACGGGAGGGGGATCGAAGCGAGCCATTACTTGCCCCCGGCCTTGAGTTCGTGCTGGTAGTGGTTGTCGATCATGGACAACGACACCCGCTGCTTCATGCGCTCATCGAGCATTTCGCGCGGGGCGAGGTTCCCCACCGCGAGCGAACACACCACGTCGAACGCGTCGTGCAGACTCGGCAGCGGTACGGCGTCCTTCACGGCTTCCGGCGGGTTGAGCATGATGAACTCCTGCCGGGTAAGGTCGGGACCGCCGTAATACTTGCCGTTGACCAGCAGGAACGCGGAGAAGGTGCACACATACTTGCCCGACAACGTGCACTTGCGGTCGGTGACGGGCTCCATCACCAGAAAGCCCCGCGATGGCGTCCACAACATCGGGGGCAGGACGTTGAGCGCATCCGAGTACATCGCCTCGGTGATCTCGTACCACTTGAACTTGACAGACATGGCTTACTCCTCGATTGCGTAACGGCAGTTGTTGTCGATCAGGAGCAACTTGCCCCCGACCGGGACATCCGGCTTGCCGAGGTGGATATCACCACGCTCGACCAAATGCTTGACGTAGCTCTCCAACCCCGCCGGGGTGAAGGAGCCAGCGTCCTGCGTGCGGTAGTAGTCGCACGCCTTGGTGAGGTTCACGAAGTTAGAGGTCCCGATACGCATTAGATCGTCTCCTTGGTGTCGGTGTTCTTGGTGAGGAAGCCCCACGTCCAGCAGAAGTGTTCGAAGTCATTCTCGCAGTCTGCTGCCTGCATCGCCCACCGGATCGCCGTCTGGCGGTCGATGCCGTGGCTGGACATCAGGTCGTTGAGGTGTTCCTTGAGGCGGGCGCGGGCAAGCTCCTCCGCGCGGGCTTCCCGGGCCTCGCTCTCGTCGCTCTCGCGCTGGTAGTACGCGAACTCGGCGTCGATTTCCTCGTTCGACATGTTCTTCCACACGTCGTACTTGCGGGCGCGGAACCCGAACGCCGACTTGCTCAGGTCGTCGAGGATAGCGAGAGTGGTGTCATCTTGTGCCATTTGATGCTCCTATTCCCGGGATTGGTCCCGGCAAAAAAATAATACCCCGGAAGCCCTTTCGGACATACGGGGTATTATCAGTCTACACGTCGCAGATACGCATCGGGCCGGTGACAGCAGTCTTGTGCTTGTCGTAGTACCTCTTGGCAACGGTGCGGGCCTCGCGCCGGGCGCGTTCCATCTGGCTCGCGGTGTGGTAGGTCCGGGTAACTCCTGCGCCTCGGTAGGAGCCCCCCGACGATGCTACATCGACAAGGGCGAAGGTGCCCCGGCCATCTTTGGTTTTTACGAGGGAGACACGGAACTGCATGGCCTAGCCCTCCTTGCTGGCGGCGATGGTAGCCGCGTAGGTGTCATGGCGACGGCCGGGAGGATAGGGGTTCTCCCTGACACGGCGGAACTGCACGTCCCGGACGGCGCGACAGTGCGCTTCGTAGACGCGGCAGGACATGCCTTGCTTACGCCACACGCGTTCGTGGGAGCGTCCGTTCTTCAAGAACTCGACGCCATCCTTACGGGTTGAGTAGTAGTCGGCCATGGCTACCTCCGTGCAACGAGTGCGATGTCTTCGGGCGCGCGAGCGGTGAACTCCAGCATCGGCGTGGCCGACATGCTGGCTTTGGACGGGGAGAACCAGCGGACCACGTTCCACTGATTGGCGGCGTTGCGGGCGTGCACATACTCGACAGCCGCAGCGAGGTGGTCGAACCGGATGCCCAACTTCCCGCTGGGCGTGAGGCACAGCGTCTTGTGGGTACCGAACTCCTGATTAAACATGCTTTGCTCCTATTCCCGGGGACGGTCCCGGCACGAGTAATGTACGACGTTTGCACACGGTTGCAAAACGGAGAGTTGCTAACTCCTTGATTTCATTGGGTTTTTCAGTAGTAGACGCGCAGGAACACCTGCTGCAGATGGCGACCGTAAGAGCGGCCGATCACCTCCAGCATATGCTGGTTCTTGTACTCGCCCTCTTGTTGGCAGAGCATGAGGTGAAACATAGCTTCAACCTCGTGGGTGTAGTCTATGTACTCGCGTACGGCGGGGTTCCACAAAAGGATGTTGCGGGCTGCTCCCCGCAACGCAGTCATGGGATCATCGAGCCCCGCCTTGTCGCGATGGACCTGCACATTGTTCGGCAGGTTGATGTACTGCGGGATACGAAATCCTCCATCTGCATTGACCGCGTAGAGTTGCGACCAGACACGCATCGGGGACCTGCGACAGTCCACTGTGTTGTTGAACGTCGCAGCGAACGTGGGCTCGGCCATCAGTGCCTCCTGGGTCCTTCGTGCGCTTCGTAGTCGGCCCCCGGCACGTCGATCACCACGGCCGGACGGTTGGGGTCTTCATTGTAGTTGAGGATGAACGAGACACGAACCTTGCCCGTGCCGACAACGTCGAGACGCGCGATGGTCTTGCCCTCTTCGTCGGACGTGCGCACCACATCAGTCCCATCGAGATAGAGGTCTTCTTCGACGGTGTTGAAGAGGGGCGCAAGGATGCGCTTCATTTCAAAGTAATCGCGGTAGAGGATCATTACATTGCTCCTGCTCGCGGGACCGTTCCCGCAAAAGAATAATACCCCGTATGCCATTCCGGACATACGGGGTATTGCGTGTCTATTCTAGGGCTGGGCCATGTCCCGCGCTAGCTCGGCGGCCACCTCCCCGGCAGTCCAGTCGTCAACGCCCAAGTCGTGGAGCGCGTCGAAGCCCGACGTGTAGACTTCATCGTAGAGGTTGTCCGCATCCTCCGCGTCCCCCTCCACGCCGTTGCGCTCGACGGCGGCGCGGCACTTATCCTTAAGTACCTCCCATCCGGGAGAGCCCTGCGCGGGCTTGAGGTCGATGCTCATGCCCCGGCCCTCCGCTCGGCTTCGCACATGCGCTCGTAGTCGCGCTCTTCTTCGAGGTGGTCGTTGTACGCCTTGAGGTGTACCGGATTGCAGCACTCCTCGTCAACGACGCGGACTTTGCCGGTGCCGATGCAGCGCTCGCACTCGCGGTCGTAGGCCCCGGACATGTAGTCCCGAAATTCGTCCGGGTCTTCCCACGAGCCCCCGGGCTCGCGATCAGACATGGTGATCGCCCCGAGGTACGCGGAAGACGTACCGTCTCCATTGCACCCGCCGCAGATGCACCACTTGGAGGGGAGGGTGACGACCTCTTCCTCGTCGTCGGCGTTCGTGAACGTGAACTCGATACCTTGTGCCATTGCATTGCTCCTATAAGCGGGTGCTGGCCCGCAGGAAGAGTTTACCCCGGATTACTCCTCGTTGTCGATGGTGAGAATGGTGACCATCTGCTTGGCAGGGTCGAGGATGACGAACTCGGACGCCCCGGCGTCGGGCTCTTCGACATGCGCCCGCAGGGTGGCCCCAAGCCACCCGTTGAACTCGTTCTCGTCCGTGAAGGTCGAGCCGCCGAGGCCCATCACGGCGCAGTCCGACCAGTACAACTTGGAGAGACTTCCGTTGTTGATGTGATTCAACACCGTCTGCCCGTTGCACGCGCTGAGCGCGAACTCGGGGAACTCGGCGTAGGAGACGAGTTCCTTCTTGATCGTTACCATCGCATCGCCCCTATATCGAGGTTGCGTGGTTGCGGGCGTACTTCATCGCAGCCGCTTCGGCTTCCGTCACCGACCCGTACATATGCGCGCAGAACTCGTTCATCGAGTACGTCTCGCCGTGGGAGCCGATGCAGGTGATCCGGTAACTCCATACCGTCTGGTAGTCGGTGAGGGGGCTCATGCACTTGTAGACATGGATGGCCCCGCCCTCGTGCTTATCGAGGGTTTCATGGTGCAGGTAGACGACCGGGAAAGACATGACATTGCTCCGTTGTGTGCGGGGTGCTGGCCCCGGGCTTGGAGTATAGCGCGGCCCCCTCCATCGGGAAAAGGGCCGCGATACTGTCTAGCGCACCCGCGACCACGAGACGGTGCGCGACGTGCACTTGATCGCGTACACGGCATCCGTGCCGATGGTGAACTGGAACCCGAACGGGCGCTTCACCATGCCGGTGATCGTGAAGCCCTCGGGCGCGTCCCGCTGGAGTACCTTCTGGTAGTCCGCGATGTCCTCGTACTCGCGCTCATCGGCCCATCGTCCGGCGAGCATGCCGAAGAACTCTGACTGCGCCTCGAAATACGCGTTGATGCGCTGCAGGTTCTCGGGGCTGGTTGGCGTTGACATTGGGTTGCTCCTTCTTAGGTCGAGATATGGTCGAGCGTGACGGACACCACGTCGTCCCCGATTTGGAGATTGAAGCTGATCTGCCCTTCGCCCCCGGACTGCCCTTGGTGGGGATGCAGGGCGGCACCTACCAGCGCCTCCAAGATGGCAACGATGCACGGACGCGCAAGGGCGTCATTCATCAGAGCAATTTGCTCGTCGTCCAACTTGTCGGTGAGGTCGTGCCGCAGTTCGTCATCGATCATTAACTGGTTGCTCCTATCCCGGGGACGTTCCCGGCAGGGGCATTATAGCCCGATCCCCATCAGCGCCGCGAGGTCGGGTTACTTGTCTCGGGGCTGTTTTGCACGCGATTGCAAAATGCCTATTGCGCTATCTCCACGACCCGGGCCTTGTCCTTGTGGCTCGGGTAGCACATGTTCATCATAGTCTCGGCTTCGCGCCGGGTGCCCCACGAATAGGGCTCACCTCCTGTGGGGTGCAGGGCCTGCCAAACTTCCGTCTCGCCTCGCTTGATGTCGTACACCTTCACGAGAACTTCCACCCTGTAGCGCATATACTGTCCCTCCTTACTGGCTGTAGCCCCGCTACCTTTCGATAGCGGGGCTAGCCGGTGATCGACGATCAGTCGATGAATTCGTGGATCACGCGCATCCGGTTCTTCGGCGGGCCGTCCGGATAGTCGGCCTTCTGGAGATAGATGCTGTTCGATCCGGAGAACCGAGTCTCCTTCGTGAGGCCATCGCGTTCGAACACGAACGTGCCCTTGGTTTCGCGAGAGAGCGTGTACTCCGCTTCGAACCCGGCTGCGCCAGCCTTGGTAGCAGCGGGCTTGGCCCCGGTTGACTTCAATGCCATATCGACCTCCTGCATCAGGCGTTGAGGGAAACCCCGACTGCGGCCTGTGCTACGCAGTCGGGGGCAGTAACTACTTGACGAAGAAGGGCTTGGGCTCTCCCCGGATGATCCAGTAGTGCCCTTTCTTCGTAACTCGTCCGTCGTCGGCCCATTCGCTGGGTTCGATGCCGTGTGTCCCGTAATAGTCCGGGCGGCTACTGTGTGTCGAGTAGAACGTCCTGTCCTCGAAGAAGCCCCCGAACACGAGGCTGTACTGGTACAGGCCGTCGGACAGTGCCCGCTCGTAGCCCCGGAATTCCCCCCAAGCCCAGCGGGGGGCTTGGGCGAGGTACTTGGTGCGGATGGCGGCAACGTCATCAAGCAACTTAGCGTGCGTCGGGCCAAAGTGCTTGGCGGACGAGTACACGTCTCGCAGGTTCTCGATGGCGCGGTCGAGCTTGTATCGCGTGTTCATGCTCGGCCCCTACTCGAAACGCGGGCGTTCGGAGGGGTACGCCTTGGGGTAGTCGTCGTCGGTGACTACCGCCCGATAGACACCGTCGCTAAGGACGCTGCCTATGTCGACCCGGCCCACATTCATTTCGGCGTCGAGCTTGGCCTGCAACTCGTTGCGGTAGGTGCGGGCGGCTTCCTCGCCGCCGTTCGCTGCTCCGAACACGCGCAGGAGCGGGGCCATTTCCGCGTCATTGACCGGGTAGCCGTAGTCGTACCACCAGCCGCCCTCTTCGGGTCCGCCGTAGGCGCGATCCACCATGAAGACGGCGACCGACCACCACGTCGGGACGGGGTCGGGACGAAGGCCCTCATCGTCCTCGCCAGAGAACTCCGTGCTGCCCATGCTTTCGAGACTTGACATCGCATTGCTCCTATTCCCGGGAAAAGCCCCGGCACGAGTAAGGTACCCGGTTTGCACTCGGTTGCAAACCGGGGAGTTCATTTCACCCCAGAGTGCCCCAGCAACCCCGCACGCCGCACAGTGTCGGGATGCACGTCCATCAGGTAGTCCTGCCATATCGCGCGGGGCAGGTAGTAGAACTTGACGACGCGGATGCCGTCACGCCACAGGCGCACCATTCGATGGTTGCCATCGATAAGTACATGCTTACCTTCGAAGTCGGCAACAAGGCAGGGCTTGTCCCGGTACTCCGGGATGAGCCGGGCTACCCGGGGCTCCTCCACCCCGTTGTGATCCACGATGTGCTGGACGAGGCTTTCCTCCAGCGGCGCTTCGCAGAGGATGCCTTCCATTTCCACCGGGAAGCGTTCCAACAATTCACGCGCCATAAGGCTGACGCAGAACACCCCGGCGAAGTCCGGGGCTATGAACGTGAAGGTCTGGTCATCCGGCCGGTGTCGTGGGTCGAACGGACTTATCATTCGGTTGCTCCTTGTCTTGTACGGCTACGCGGATACCTTCATTGCGAAGGTACTCGCGACACGCGTATATGAGGCCATCCAGCATGTCATCCCCGCTAGGTGAGGGGATGACAGCTATTTCATATATGGCGGAAACCCGCGCACGAGTGAGCATGGCACGAATTCCTTAGTCGTGGGGAAGGGATCGCAACTTCTTGAGGCTGAACTTGCCCGGCCCGCCGATGGCCTTCCACGCGTTCTCGACGGCGGACCCCGACGTGTTCCACGTACTGTGGTTCTGGAACACGGTCGCCCGGACCGACATCATAAACCGGGCTAACTTTTCTGGGTCCTCCCGCGCCCAAGGATACATTTCCTTGAGCGCCTGTTCGTAAGCCGTGACGAACGATGACTTGGTACGCATTGCTACTCCTCGATGTGGGTGGCTTTGTAGTCTTGCACCGACTCCCAGAGGGAGCGGTACAGCGCGCTCTGGCCGTCAGGATCGGGAAGCGCTTCGACCAACTGCTTCAAGAGCGAGTGGGCGGGGTTGTGCTTCTCCATCGTGTGGGTGTCGAGGACGTACTTGGCCCGGTTGATCATCTGCCGGGCCTTGTCGATGTGGTCCCCCGGCACCATCTGCTGCTGCATTAACTCCTGCGCGTCGGAGAGCATGGAGAGAGCCAGCATCTTGGCTGGCTCCCGGGAGATCATGGCTTCGAGGTTCTCCTCGACGGCCGTCTTGAGGGCTTCGCGGGAGACGCCGTACATGTTGAGTACGACTTTCGGATCAGCGGGCATTGCGTGCCTCCTTCGCCGCTTCGATGCGCGCGTCGAGTTCCTTCAACACGGCGTCGCGGTTGCCCGTGACCCCGAGGTGCTTCTTCCAGAGGGAAGTAGCCGACTTGCCCCGGCGCTTCATGCCGAGGGCCTCCAGCTTGATGGCACCGCGTGCGGCCATCATCTGGACAATCCGGGTGTTCTCTTCTCCGGTGATGATCGTCATGTCAGGCTCTCCTTGTATTCGTCAACGACCGTATTGCAGTACGTCGCAACGAGATTATCGTCGGCTGACACCTGAGTTGCATCCGCAATCGCGCGCTCAAGCGAGTGGGGTGCCGACCCGCCACCAGTGGGGGCGACGGCGCGCAGCGCAGACTGGATGATCCGCAACTCGCGCTGGTCGAACGCCAGCGACACTACCGGCGGCAGCGGCAGAGCGATGAAAGTCTCCTCCGGGTACATCGCCGTAAAGGCGATTACCTTGTTGCCCGCACCCTCCAACGTGTAGACGAACGCATCGCCTCGCGAAGGGGACAGCCAATTCTCCCCGGCCCGGCCGGTGTAGAACTGCTCTTGCTGGCTCTTGTGCAGGCGTGCGACCGCCCACCTCGTCGCTTGTTTCAGGACTTGCATGTTTGCTCCGTTACACCGGTTGCTGGACCGGCAAAAGCATATTGCCCGGGACGACTGCCCCGGGCAATAGGTGGTTTACTTACTTCGGCTTACCGAAGAGGAACTGTCCGATGTTGTCCTTCTTGCGAGCGCGAGCGCGGCGCATGCTGATGAAGTTCTCCTCGCTGACAACAACCGGCTGGCCGTTGCCCCGATCCAACACCCATCCGTGGGTGCCGTACATCATGGCAGTACCGGTGTTGGTCTGCCCATGCGGAGTTCTGTACGTCACCCGGTCGCGGACACGGATGTCGTCGTAGCTGTTAGCGGCCATCAGACGGGCCACTCGTAGGGCTGGTCAAGCGCATGACGCAGCGTCTCCGCGATGTAGTCCTTGATGTTGTTCCGGTCCCGGCCCGACACCTTGATGTTGAAGCCCCCGATGAAGGACGGCGTCACCGTCACCGTGTGTTCGGTCCAGCCATCGTAGAACCCGTTCGTATCCATGTGATGAAAGGCCGTGGTCAGCACCAGTTTCTCTTCGGTGCATTTCTCCGCCACGATCTTCGTGCCCGAGTCAAAGCCCGAGCCGCGGGGGAGCGCGTTCTTGGCGATGGCCGTCAGTCGTTCGTCCCAACGGTCCTCCCATTCGGGGTTGGCGATATCGCGCTGCTGACAGGAGCGAAGCGCGACGGCGGCGACAGCGATCTGGTGCGATACGGTAGCCATTACTTGGCCCTCTTCGCGCGCGGGCCGTTGACCCACATGAGGCCGTACACGCTGGGGAAGTACCCCTGCTGCGACGTAACCCCGGGCACCGTGACGTACACGCGTCCCGTGGATGCGGGGGACTTCGGCGCGGTGGCGTCCCGCACCACGGCCTTTTCGCCCCGGAAGTCGGTGACCTCGTCACCGACGCACACATGCGCGCCCGCTTTGGTCACGAGGGCGAGGCCCTCACGGATGATATGCTTGGTCATTGATTGCTCCTACCCGGGGGTTTGCTGGCCCGGCGATTTGCAATGTATTGCAAAACGATCAGTGGGGCAATTCGATTATCTCGATCTTCGGCCAAGACCGTTCGGGCTTCTGCCACCGTATGCCCGCTTTCACCCGGGCATTCTCCTTAGACGTGGCCTCGACCTTGATTTCAAGCTCTCCGTACAAGGCCACGTACTTCTTTAGCGGAGGGACCTTCCCCATTACAACAGGCCACGCCCTGCGTACACGCCACGGCCGAACATCTTGGCCCGGGTGACCATTTCATTAAGGATATACTGTTGGACCTCCTCCTCCCCTTGGAGGGAAATCGGTTTTGTCTTTACTATGTCAACAATTGTTTCGTCGGAGAGGGGGAAGTGGTACTCGTACGTCCGACGAAACAATTCCCGATATAGCGGGACAGGGACAGCCAGAGCCATGTCAGTCCCTCCCGGTATTCGCCCTGACTTTGGCGGCGCGCTTGAGTGCGTCTACCGGGCTGCTGGCCGTGACGAATACAGCCGTCCACGGCTTCGGCGTCCACCCCATGGTGCCGAGCTTACCCTTGGGCGCGACACTGTAGCGACGGTCGCGCAGATGGGTGGCCTCGTACTCGATGGTGATTTCCGGGTCGGTCACGGCCGGGTAACCAGACTGTAGCCCTTCGAGCCCATGCACTGCAGGGCAAGCTCCCGATTGAAGGTGCGCTGGGTCACCCCGTACATGGTGACCGCCCCGCCAGCGGCGAAACCGTCCTTGTTGCACTCGTACTTGTCGCGCTGGAACGCAGCCTCATCGAAGCCGGGCTTGGTGAAATACTGCTGGGGTGCAGCGCAGGCCCCAAGGGTGGCGGCGATGGCAAGCATAACAAGGCGTCTCATAGGGATGCTCCCGAATGGCTAGAGTTTCGATTTGCAATCGTATGCAGATTGTCTAGTCGGAGTAAACCGACCGTGTCTCGACTTTGAGACGACGTATCTCGCACCAGCGGAGACAGAGGTCCTTGTCGGGGAAGCTTTGGTCCCCGCCCTTGCGTCCATTCACGCAATTGTTGTTGTTGCGGTCAAGCAAGAGAACGCGACCGTCCTCTCGCTCAACCATGTGGTAGGGTGCCCGAGGCGGGACAGTGATGTCGATACCACCGTAGTCAATATCCTCAAGGGACATCGGGCACCCTCCTATTGGTTTTGGTCGTTACTACACGCATAGCGCGCCGGTAACGCTTTACCTTTACTGTACCTCGACCTTCTTGGCTCGGGGCTTGCGGATCGCTGGCGACTTCTTGATCGCGCTTTTTCTTGCGCCGTTCGCGCGCTTGACGCGCTCTGCGATCCGCGCTTGTTTCGCGGTACTCGCTGCCGAAGCCCTCACCTTGCGCTGGGCTCGTGCCACCCGTCTCTTCCGTGCGTTGCGCATTCCTTGTCCTCCTGTTGGCAATGTCGTTGACTGTATGCACCATCATCAGATAATTGTGCGACAGTTCGTCTACGTCGTCCTTAACGCCCTTTACGTCTCTTCTGTGAGATTTGAGAGTTGCGGAAACGTACAGCACTAATGCCGCCATGCCCGCGAATACGAAGACTGTGGTGGTAAGGTCGAGCGTCATGGTGCATTCGCTCCTTCTTAGCCGCGATGCGCTCGTGCTGGTCGGGGTCCTCGATGCATGCCGGGTAATCATCGATCTCGGGCATGCGGGACAATTCAGGAACCTTGGGGAGACGGTTGAGAACCTCAACGATATCCCGGGTGTCCCCGACCTCGTCAATGACGATCATGTCGAGCGGCTCGGGGCCTAGCACGAATACCCGGCCAGCCTCTTCGGGCGTAGCTACCGTGGTAAGCGCGTGGCCGCACAAAGAGCCCGCATAAATGAGTACAATGTCCCGCATCGGGGTCCCCGGTTTGCAATCGAGTGCAAAGTTAAGCGCGGCTCCCTCGCAAAGGAAAGCCGCGCTTACTCGTCAGTCGAACACGGCGGCCGAAAAATGCACGCCACCGAAGAGGAAGCATTCGCTCGGCGACTTGCCGGTCGGGATTTCCCGCCTCTCGATCTGCTCCTGCGTGAGGAGGACGAAACCAGCCGGGTTCGCGTCGAACAGAGCCTTTGCCTTGGCTTCGGCAATGTCCTTGCCAGCCTGATCGTCGGTGTCCACCACTACCTGATAGTCCAGCATGGTGGAGTTGTTGGTATTGCCGAAACGGCCAGAGAACAAATAACGCTGCCTGATATCCATGTCAGTACCCCGGAAAGTGATCGATGATCCAATCGGGGATAGCTTGGGGAATAGTGCTTTCCACCGTGCGCCCATGCATCCACCGATACGCTACAGTATGGGCAGGATTACTTGACGGTGCAACCACGTAATGACCGTCCCCGAGCAAGGTCATAGCTCCTCCCCGGTAGAGGAGTTTGGGGACTTCGTGCCCCGGATGCTTGAACAAGATAGTCCAACCGTGGGGTGTCTCGATGGTGGGGGTGAAATAGAACGGATTGTGCATGTTGTTCATCACGCGCAATAAGCGGTCGAACTGCACGCCAAACTTCCAGCCGTCCACTAGAAGAGCGACTAACCCGGATACTCGTCCGGTAACGATAGCAACGCCAGCCCCGGGATATACTCGTTCCCAATGCGCAATATCCTGCGAGCCCGGCTTATGGCGGGTGAACTTATACCAATTAGGTGGCGGCAGTCCATCAGGCTTTATAGGAATAGCTGACAGATGACACTGCTCCACGTAGGTCCTTACCGAAGGCATGAGGATACCTGATGGTGATAGCCAAGTATATCATTCCTACGCCGAATATCAACAGCAACGCGGCTTGTAGCCCCGCCTTGAAGGTAGTCCATAGCATAACCAAGAAGAACGCTACTACAAAGTAGATCATGCAGTTACCCCGCTAACGCTGTGCTAATAATTGCATAAAGAAAGCCCCGCACCAAGCTAATGATGCGGGGCTTTCAAGGTCGCCGGGAGGATCAATGCTTACAAGTCAGGACCAGCATCCATCGGAGTGCGCTCCCCTCCCGGCCGGGATCACTGCCGGAGCAACCAAGCGTGATCCCGAAATCGAATTGATGATATTAAGGGGCTAAAGCCTCCGTGTCAATAGCCCGAAAACATTTCTCCGAATGGTAGTATCGGAGGTAGGACATGGACAGGCCGCACACCGGAACATGCTCCGGGTTGATCTTCTTCGTGACGCTGTCGCGCATCATCGCCTGCGCGGCGCGAATGTAGTCCTGCAGTGCCAACAGCGGTGGGCTGTCCACGTTGACGCGGTACTTGTCATGCTCCAGCACGGTGAGAAAGTGCACGATGCCCATCCAACGGTCGCCCGTCGAATACTCCTGCGCCTCGGGAATAGCCTTCACTCGGTGCATGAGGTCAACGGCCATGCGGGTTAGCCGGTGCTGGGCTTTTCGACCGTGGGCATGCTTCATCACGATATGCCCAACGGCGACCCCCTGCGCCCCGCGATAACGCCCTATGTACGCTACCTCCTCGGGACGTTTGAAGTGTTCCCCCATTGCGTTGTCCAGCAACAGGAGAGCGGAAATGTACGCGACTACGTCACGCTCTTGCACGTATCCATCCTCCGTTCAAGGCTACGGTGTAGCCGTTGGACTTTAGCCATTCGCTGGCATCATGGCGGGGGCCTTCGAAGATGCCCCGGCCGTTGCCATCATGTAGCAAGATGGACAAGGCGCGATACTCGATCTCGTGGAAATGCACCCAGACAACGTCTGGGCGCAGGGCGCTGTCGACAATAACAACGTGGGGATCGGCGCGATTAAACGCTAGCCCTACGTTGGAGTTCCTTAAGGACCGGAATTGCACGATGAATGTCCTCCAGTTGCTTGTGGCGTGGCTTCCCTGCTAACGGTCGCCATGCGCCCCCGCTCGTAAGGTAGCCCTCGGATGCTACGAGCTTGTCATGCTGCTGCTGCATCACCCGTAGGGCTACCCCTAATGCTTTGACGGTATCCATATGCGCTCCGTGGCTGGTATGCGTATGGTACCCCGGCAATCAGCCGGTTTGCAATCGAATGCAAACGGCCTAGATCAGTCCTACCCACGGAATGAGGACCACGACGGCAATGGCCCCGGCGTACACCCACGCGAGCCATGCATGGACGAACAGGAGGTAGTACGCCTCGTAGGAACTCCACGAGAAGGACAGGCACACTTGGCCCATGCCTGCCATCGGCATACTGTCAGGGTTACTGGCCTTGCGACCGCACACCCACGACATGATCAGGATGACAATCAGAGCCAACGTCCAAAGTACAAACCACATGATATTTCTCCTACTAGGTGAAGCCTTGAGCCGAAACCCGTTTACTATCTAACAACCTCGATGCAACAGTCGTTCTATGGACTCGATGCGGTTGCGGGCGAGGGTGTCTGTCAACCGTATGAACGGTTGATCCTCCCATTTACTGTCGTAGTCCTTCCAGAACCCGACGATATGCGCCGTTACAACGACACGGTTACCCGGGTCGGACGGCAGACGCTTCCATGTGGGCCTCGCCCATAACTCAAAGGTGCTGGTGCTTTTGCCTACCCCGATGCTGTAGGGGAACGTCTTGCTTTCGAGCGGATACATATACTGTCGCGCTAGCTGGACGCGCCCCACGACTTCCCCGATATCGGGCAGAGCGGAGAAGATGGGGACTAGGGTGGCGGGTAGGTTGAGGGTTTTGTGGACGTTTACATCGTAGCGTCGAATTAAGGGCATAGGGGGCTCCGGGGACGCGGGCGAGCAGGCCGGTAGGGGGCTAGTGCAGTTGTGCGGGATTGGCCGCAGGGATGCCGCAAGCGGCCCGCGCGAGGGCACGCAATAGCTGGATGATGGCGAGAACGATAGCCCGCGCCCGGCTATCCGAAGGCATCCACTGACGGTTGCCGTCCTCATGCTCTTCGAAGCCCCCGATATGGGCGCAGTACACCGCCCCCATGTGTACGAGGTCCGGGTCTTCGTCGTAGTCCTTCTGCTGGAACCGATAGATGGACACGACGCCCATATGCTCGGCAACCTCCAGCGCTGCCGCTGGATCGTCCAGAATGTTCGCCGGGATATTCACGTTGTGAAGCCACGGGTAGACGGCCCGCAGATTGGCCGTCAGGAGACTCGGGATAAGCGAGACGTACTGCGCATCCGTGCGACGGGTGTCCACGAATTCGAACAGGTGTTCAAGCTCTCGGACAGAGGTAGCCTCAGTGGCAAAAGTGGTGTGCATGGCGGCGGTACCCTAGTAAAAAAGATTGATAACAGTATCGTACAGCCACTTGGGCCAGTCAACTTCGCCCCATGCGCAGTTGGTGGACCCATGCTGGGCTACTGCTAGGTGTCGCCATGTAACGCCCATGTACGCCCCGCAGCCACGAAGGTCCATGTTCTTTTGCTCGGCCCCGGCTTTAAGCTCATGCGGATAGGACCGGATGAACGTCTTGCCGACATAGGTATGGTTATCCTGCGCATACAGAGGGATATGCTTCAAGATGCCTAGCTGTATGTCGGGCAGGGTCCTGCTGGTATTCGCCCATTCCAGCATGTCGGCCGAAGTGTTGCCCGCGCCATAGGGCTCCCCGATTAGCATGTCCGCGAGGGCGTTTAATTCGTGGTAGCCGATACCGTGGCCGGTGCTGGCACGGGTGGCAAGAAACGCGTTGTATTGCTCGAAATAGGGGGCTTGTAGCACCGGCAACCGCAGGCGTTCCGCTTCCGTTAGCAGAATGTTGGCGATGTCCGCGCGCCAGAGGTCTAGCTTCTTGGGTCCCCGCTCGTCGTTCATTTTCTGCAGGCCCTTGAGCCCGAATTGAAAGCCGACTAGGTCCTTTTTTGCAAGCGATTGCAGAAGGACCTTTACAAGCGTCGGCTGCTCTGCGGCGTCGATGATATGCGACGCCTTGGCGACCGCTTGCCCATAGCGAGCTACCAGCCGACCGTACGCCCGCATTTCTGCTTCAAGGATGGGCATCCGGTGAGGAAGCTCCCATTTCTTTTTGGAGAGGCAGAACAAGCGGATAGCGTTGTGACAGGTAGTGGGCGTGAAGTCTGCCGCGTTGAGACGACCCATGAGCCACTCGGCTAACGTGAAGTCCCGGCCCTCCTCGAAAACGATATTGAAGAGATACTTGATAACGCCCTTGATGCCTCGGTAGTGGGAAAGCACGCATCCCCAATAGTAGGCGGCTGGCACGTCCCCGCGCCGTAGTTCCTTGTGGAACGCGCTGACGGCCTCGTACTTGTTGTACCGACCGCCGACCATTTTGATGTACCCCGCCATCATCAGATGGCGGTCGTGGCCCTTGGTGTGTTCGTCCGGGTGGCGACGGATCAGATCGGCAACCGCCCTGATCTTGTGGATGCAGTGCTTGTTGGCGATCCATTTGCCGGGCTGCGTGGTGGCATCCCATTGATAGGGCTCGCCATGGTTACACGTACAGGTCCCGAGATTGAGGTTCACGGTGAACCCCGGCCCGTCTAGGTTCCGGGCGTCCACGGCCCCTACGTGTAGCACCCTAGATACCCCGACGAAAGCCGGGTGTAGAGGGGCGTAGGGTGGCGGATTTGGCGTGTCGTCAAGCGGGAGGGTAGGCTGCTCTGCTGGAAGCTTGCGTTTCATTTTTGAACGTTCCCCGAGTGGTAGTAATACCGCCGTATTGTAGAACGAGCTAACTTCGCAATGATATCCCGAACCGTCTTTCTTGGCTGGGGATATCGCTGTCACCTTTCGAGCCAGATCACTCCGAACGGACCGGCGATCTTTAAGAATTCGTCTCGCTCCGCTTGGCGGTCCGTACCAAGCAAGCGGCCGATACCCTCGTCTGCGTCTCGTAGCAGTTCGTCCCGGATAGCCGTATTGAACACGTCCCGGAAGCCCTTGCTTATAAGCTCATGGTGGATGCGGTTGAACATACGAACGACGGCGCGCACCTGCGGCGCAATCCAGAAAGGGATTTGTCGAGTTTTACCGTGCGGGACGTACAGCACCGCAGGCGGCGGAAGCATCCCCCGCTTGTGCAGATTGTACAGCTTGAAATAGTCCCGCCGCACGAGCTTTGCAATCGTTTGCAGATCGTAAGCCCTAGTCGGCTTTCCGTGGTAGTTGAAGGGCTCTCCCAATTGGTCGATGTAGCTGTCCGCCGCTGGCACCTTGGGTGACCGCTTTGCCATCATTTTTAGGTCCAAGGTGGAGAGGTCTATAGAGGCCGGGTCGTGTGCGCGCTTCGCCAACATTCGCGTTCGCGGCTTTCCTTTCCGCTGCTGGTATGGCGTTAGGCTTAAGTGGAGGGAGGTCTTTATAGGCATGATAATACACGAATGGGAGGTCTAATTGATCCGCTCGCTTGATGCCCTCATTAAACAAGGGCGATGCCGCTAATTCTGCGGCTCGCGAACGGGGCCAGATACCGAACAGGACGTAGGTCCGCCTGTCCCATGTGCCATCAGTGCAATGACCGCAAGGTGTGGGTCCCTTTGCATGGTAAATCTTGGTGTGCCCATTGCAGAATAGGCATTTCATTGTGCGCATACAGGCCCCCGCAAAGCATTAGGGCCACCCGAGTTTCCCCGAGTGGCCCTAGTCCTTAGTCTACCCGGCGCTAGCGCTGGGCTCTAAGGCAACGCTTACGCGGCAGCCTTGAGCTTCGCGCCGCCCTTGGCGAGGCCAGCGACCGCCGCCTTGGCAGCCGACGCGGGCTTGAGCGCGGGCTTGACAGCGCCAGCGGCCGGAGCAGCGGCGACGGCCGGGGTGTGCAGGACCGACGCATCGGCCTTGGCGCGAGCCACGGCGACGGGGTGATCCTTCGGCAGCTTCGCGCCGCTCTTTTCCAGCGCCGCGAGCTTCTGCGCCCGGCGGGACTCGGCCTTGCTGACGATGTCGCCCGAGAGGTGATCCATGGCCCACTGCTGGAGGATCGTTTCGAACGTGCCGTTGGCATCGAGGCCGAGCGACTTCTTGGCTTCCTCGAAGAGGAAGTTGAGGCCGACCGCCGTGTCCTCGTGGAACTTGAATTCCATTTTGAGGACCTTGATGGTCTGGCGCGTCGCCGCCTTGCCCTGCGCATTCGTGCCGGACTCGGTGACGTACTTGGTGGCGACCGTGTTCTTGAGTTCGACCACGGTCTGCGAGGCGGCGTCGTTGACGATCTCCTCGACGTTCTCGGCGGTGATGTGCCCGGCGATGAGCTGAGCCTTGGCATAGCCGATCTCGTTCAGACGGTCCACGATTTTGTTCGGCTCGGGGAGCGCGCTGATCTTGGTGTAGAGCGAGACGTAGCCCTCGGCCTTGCGGAGGCCGAAGTTCGGGGGGAAGTTGTCGGTGACGAACTTCTCCCAGCCCTTGCCGTCCGACGTGTACGGCGTCTCGCCGCCCGGAACCGACGGGTCCGCGAACCCGGTGTATTCCTTGAGCAGCTTGAGCCGGGCGAGCGCGCCGCCGACGTAGAAGAGCGACTTCTCGGAGTCATCGAAGAGGCTCTGCGCCATGCGGAGGCTGTCGCCCTCGTACTTGGCGAGCATTTCGTCCATCGTGCCGATGGAGAGGACTTCGATCGGAGCCGGCGCATCGGGGACGACCGGGTAGGAGCCCTTGTCCTTGTCGTAGACGCCGCGCTTGATCTCGCCCTCGGTGAGCATGTCGGCCTTCATCGAGAGCGCATCGTCCTCGACGCCTTCGGCGCGCTCCTTGACGAACTGGTGGTAGTCTTCGACGGCGGTGACCGTGTAGACGTTGCCGACGCCTTCGGCGCCCTCGTTGATCTCACAGATGGCGATGCGGGGCATCTTGCCGGTCGCTTCGTCCTTGGCGAAGACGATGTCGCCCGGGGCGCGTTCGGTCGTGTAGCCCTTGAACGTCGCGATGTTGCCGACGACCAGCGGCGGCAGAGCGGCCGGGGCGGGCTTTTCCTTGACGGGCTTGGAAGCGGTCGTCTTGGCGGTGCCACCGATCTTCGTGATCGGCTTGGCCGGAGCCTTGACGGCAGCGGCGGGCTTGGCGGCGGGAGCCGTTTTCTTGAGAGCAGCCATAATGGCTTATCCTTTCGGGTTTAGGTTTACGACGGTTGAGACGCAGTACGCTTAGAACGTGAGAAGATAGTAAAGGCCGGGTTCTACGAGTGTCAAGCGGGTATTTGCAAACGGTTGCAAAGCTTACCTGCCAGCGGCCCGCAGACGAGTCAAGTAGTTATCCGGTAGTTCAAGCTGCACCTTGTGCTTTATGTCGTTGGGCTGGCAGCAAGTGACGGCATAGCGCGCTAGAATGTACCCGTCAAGTACGTTGTCGTCATTAAATGAAATATCCCATCGCTCTAGGGCACAACGCGCTGTCTCTAGCTTAGCGTCCTTATGTACCCTAGATTTCTTGGAGGATGCAACCCCGACCAGCGACTTAACTGCGGCTGGAGATATCAACAGGTAAGGAACGTGGTAGCACTCGATAAGGTTCCATCGAATGATGCCCGACAATTCAGCACGGGCATACATCTTACCTTGATTGGCGCTCCCCATGCTGTAGCCCTCAACGGCGGCCAGCGTATCGAAATGGGTGTAGTACGGTTCAAGGTCCCGCAGGATGGCGTTAGCCAGCCACTTTACCCGTTTGAGGTCGGACAGGTGTGAGGGGCTTTCGTAGCATTCTTGGAACAGGACGGATAAGTCGCTGGACAGAACTACCACTCCCGTCCCCGTCAGTGACGGGTCGATCCCTATGAAGTACGAGGGGTTTAGGGGTAAGCGCATTGCCCTTCAACGAAAAACAGGTGGAAGCTACTCGGCAGTTACTAGCCCGGCCGCACTTTGCATCGGTGCACTGAGGCAATCTATTCGCTAACTGTCCCGTCTCGATACTATGCAAGAGGGTTTTGGCTTTGTCAATGAACGGGGTAATGCGCTCGGCAGGCGATACCCGCACATGGAAAGTCTTGTAGGGATTTCCCCGGAACAGTTTGCCGGTGCCACGATCCGCGTACACGTACCGGATTACGTTGTGAGGGGTGAGCCCCATCTTGACGAGTATCCAGTAGTAGAACGATGCCTGCAGCGTGTGGTCCCCGAGCGGGGCCTTCATGGTATCGAAATCGACGCTGGCCCTGTCGATGGACTTAACCTCGTGAATGCGGATCACGTTGTTGTAGTTCATCAGCAAATCGGCGTGGCCGACGATCCTGTATTCCGGTATGACAAGGTCAAGCTCGTAGTGCACAACGGCGGGCAGGCCGCACCGCTTACAGCGAGGTCCGTCCGGTCCCGGCTTGTAGCCGTTAACCCGTAAGCCCTTGCCGTCGTACTTGTCGCATACGCAGGCCCACGTCCCCCAAATGTACTTGCCGTACTGCGCATCGCCCATGACCTTGGCAACCACCAGATCGTTGATGGCGTGCCCCGCAGCGAACAGCATTTCTAGCCCGGGGGTGAGATACCCGACGTACTCCGGGGACTGCAGTAGGTAGGAGATAGCATGTTCCCGCGAACAGAACATGCGCGACCTCTCGACCTTGATAAGGTCGGAGACGTGTATCTTGAAATCCTTGTTGATGCCCGTCAGTAGCCTCTGCCGACGAAACCCCTGTCTATTGAGGATTTCGTCGGTGAACTTCGCAGGCAGGCCCCGGTCTTCGCTAGGCGGGGCAGGAACACTAGGGCTTATCAGGGGCATCGATTGCAACCGATTGCAAAAGCTGTAGGGCCGAGAGAGGCAGGATGATCACTTGGTCCTGCGGGGACGGCTGGGTCGCCCCCGGCTTTAGGAACCCGACGATGATGACGGGGATTTCATCGCTGCACAAGGCAGCGTTGTTGATCTTCTCAAGCATTTCCTTGGTGACGCGGAAACTGTCAGCAGAGGTAAGCTTTGCCTCGATACGGGCAATCTTGTGCACCCGTACATCGCCCTTCGTAGTCCCCGCCCCGGACCTAGCGACCTCCCGGGCACCGGCCAGTTGTTTGGTGATGCCTTTCTCTTGTTTCTTCGAGCCCCAATACGCCCGGGACTGTGTCTTCTGACGATTGGCCCGGTCGAGGAATGGGTTGCTCATGTCACGTTCCACTTCTCACGATAGAACCCGACGAGACGATCCACGATGATATCCTGTACCTCGGGATCGCTGATGAACTTCTCGGTGAGAGCGGGCGCTCCCCGGAAGTTGCCGAAGTCAGGGATGTCGAAGGACTGTTTGGACCCGGTGAACTGCCCCGTCATCAGGCCGACCTGAATGATGGTGTTCGCCTGATCCACGAAGCCGACCGGCTTGCCGGTGCTTTCGTCCCGGATGATGCGGAACATACCTTCCTTGATACGTCCGCCCGTCTTGTCCTTCGTGACCTTGAAGGTGTGTTCGTTGGCGATGACCGACTGCAGCTTGGGGGCGTCGTCGGCGGATAGGGCTTCGACCTTTTCCTGCGCCCCGAGCCCCTTCTTGGTCTTTTGTTCGAAGCGTTCCTTCTTGTTGGCGTACTGTTCCTTGTTGCTTAGCTCCATCTGCTGCGTGACGGCAAAGCCAAGGGCCTGCCCGCCCGGGATGACGCGAGGGTCACCGAAGGTGACGCCGATGCTCATACGGAACTGGTTGAGGTACATGATCGTAGGCGTATGCCCACGGTGACGCTCCTGCAGTAGGGCATTGGTAGCCCGCCGCAGCATGTTGCCCATGAGACGGGCATGGATGCCGGGTAGCGACTGTTCCGCGCTATCGGTGATTTCCTTCATCGGGGTAAGCATGGCGATGCTATCCACGATAAGCATGGAAGTCTCGGCGGCGCGGATCACGGCGTCGGCAAGATCGACCGCGTGTTCCCCGCTCTCGGGCTCGACAACTAGCAGGCGGGTGATGTCCACGCCGAGCTTGATAGCCCATGCCGGATCGAAGGTACCTTCCACGTCTAGGTACACGACCGTCATGTCCGGGAACATGCGCTGCATGCACTTGGCGTAGATCAGCGACAAGGTGGATTTACCAGCGGACTTGTGTCCGTACAGCATGTGCCCACGGCTGATAAGGAAGCCCCCGGCCAATGCCATATCGACGGCGAGGATACCGGAACGCAGTCGCCCTACGTTGAAGGCCGGGGCGCTGGCGAGGCGCATAACTCCGGGGGAATTGGCCTTAACCTGCGCGATGACCGCGCCTAGCTCGCCACTGATTGCATGCTCCGTAAGGGTTACGGACGACATGGGCCTGCGCTTCAACCCCGACTTGGTGGTGACAGGCGGGGGAGCCGTAGCGGCCGAATACTTGGGAGGTAGCACTAGGCCCGTTTTTGCAATCGGTTGCAAAGTAACGGTGCCTGCAGCCGGGGCGAGGGTTACGCCTTCCGGGACGATAAGTTTGAGCGCCATGGACTACCTATCGACAAGAGGAAAAAGAAGGGGGTAGGCCGAAGCCCACCCCCTTTAGCTAACCAGCGGGAGACAAGTCGCTGGCTATCCCTCCTGCGCGGCGAGGATCGCCTTCTTGGCGGCGTTCTTCTGGGCCGGGGGCGGACCCTTGAAGATGGAAGCCGAGTCGAGGCCCCAGCTTACGACGACCTCCTTCAACTGAGCGATGCTCATGGCCGTGAGGTCGGCGTCCGTGTACGGCACGAAGTCGGCCGCAGCGGCGTCATCCGCGCCTTGGGCTTCGCCGCCATCCTCGGCTTCGAACGCGGCGGCGATGACCGCCTCGGCAAGCTGATCGACCGTCTCGATGCCGTCCATCGAGATTTCGATCTGGTTGGCGGCGCACAGGGCCGTCAGTTCCTCTTCGGACATCGCCCTGATCTTCTCGGGCGTGATCTCGCCGTCGTCGGCCTCGGCCGTCTCTTCGACCGCGCCTTCGGCCCCGGCGTCCTCACCAGCACCCTCGGCCAAGGCGTCGCCGACGCCGTCGTCAGCCGTGGCACCGGCGTTCTGGAAGATCGTCTCGACGCTGGCCTCGGTCATAATCGCGCCGAGATAGGCCATGGCCTTCTCGCCCGCGACTTCGAACGCCTGATCGCTTTCCTCGCGATACGACGGGATCGAGACGGCGACCGAACACTTGATGAAGTTGCTGTCCCCGACATTGCGGGTGGAGCCGACCGTCACCGTCGTCATCTGCGGCGTCGTGATGAATTTGTTCACCGCGATGACGTGTTCCTCGTTCGACGGATCGGCCTCGACGCCGCCCGCGATGGCGGTACGTGTGACGACGACCTTGGACTCGCGGACTTCCGTCGTGTCTTCCACGGCGGGCTCCTCGACCTTGGCGACCGTCTTCGGAGCGGTCTTGGCGACGACCGCCGCGACCTTCGCAGTGGCGGGGGTAGCAGCGGCAGCGCCGACTTTTTTGAGTGCCATAGCCATTATCCTTTATCCTCGTACTTGAGTGAAGCCCTTACACTACCGACTGCCGCCTTGATGCGGTCAATCGTCGTTACGTGAGTTTGGTTGTAGCGAGCCACACCCCGAAAATGCCGTGTTAACTCTCCGATAACAACGGCGATTTCCTCACGATGGTACACGTTGATCCCCGAATGGAGGCCGGACGTGACCGTTAAAACGGGGGCCGGTAAAAGCTCCCGCTTAATCCAGTTAATGATCGTATTGTAGTCCCGGCCGAGAACTATTGACAACCCCCGGATAGATAGTATCGGTGCGTCAACAAGCATCCCGGTCGGCTTTCGCACATTGATGATGGATGCGTGGATATCCAGCCGTCTTTCCGCTTCCTTTCCGTCCATCTGGTAGACATCGGGGTTCTTGGCCCTGCGATTGCGCCGGTTAGCGATAAGCACTCGCTGCCGATGCTCCTCGTCTTGCTGGTAGCGAGCCCGGCGTTGTGCCGCCAGATCACGCTCTTCGACAATAACCACCGGCTCCCTTACAGGGGTTACGATAGTCTTACGAAGGTGCGGAGGGGGTGGCTTAGCCTTAAACATTGATAAGCGCCTCTATGTCCTCGATCTTGGCCGAAACAACCGTAGCATTCTGCTCTTTGAAGGACGCCATGCGCCCCCGGTGAGTTTTGATCAGATCAGGGTACACGCGGTCGGCGTTCGGGTCAACGAATATCCCCGACATAAGTTCTGGCTGAATTACGATGTCCCGGATCGAGTACCATTCCGGGGTTTCCTTGCCTTCCGCGAGACGGACGATACGGCCGAGAGCCTGTACGATCTTGCCCCGGGGAGTGGCTTCTAACCCCCAATCAAGCTCCTCGATGTCCGTGCCTTCCCCGAAGATGCCATAGGTAGCAAACCGGATTTGGCGCAGAGCGTACTCCGCTTGCTCGTCCTCGCTCTGTTTGATGCGGGGAGTTTTCCACTGCCCGTTTGGCATTTTCTTGGGTTTGCCGGATCGCTGGCCGGTGACAAGTCCCATGGCGCTGTAGGGAATGCCATGGGTCGAATTTGCAATCCGTTGCAATTTCTCAAGGTGTTCGATGCGGTCGGACAGCACGACCATTTGACGGTCCCGCAGATACCCGGTCTTGATGATACGGGCGAGCAGTTCATCCCGGTCATGGCGCTGGAAAGCCAAGATGCTGGTCATATACCGGGGATTGATATCTCGCTGGTTAACCTCGGTCTGGTAGTCCACGACGTATGCCCGGGGAGCCATGACCTGTTGCTTGGACTTGATACGGGGAGGCCCCATATGCCAGCGCTGCAGACGGTACCCGACATCGGTACGATTGGTGGCAGTTACCCCGATACGGATACGGGCATGAAACTTGGAGAGGATGTTCTGGCCGCGTGGCGTCCCCGCATTGTGGTATTCGTCAATGCCGACGAAAGAGAAGTTGCGGTAGAAGGCTAGGCCATAGTCGCGCATTGCGATGCTAGGCAGCATGCCAAGGACTATGGGCTTGTTCTCCCAGCCTATTTGCTTGGAGTACACCCACCCTACGTTATGGTAGGCCCACTCCGGATTGAAATACTTTTCGATAGCCATATACCATTGGCGCAGGAGCTTGTGCTTCGGCACTATGATAAGCGAAGGGGCCTGTATCTCTTTTGCAATCGTGTGCAAAACGGCAGCGGTCTTACCCGCGCCAGTACGGGCATTGGCGACGTTGTCCACTGGCCCCGGCATCCGGCAAGCCGCAATCATGTCGTCAAAGAAATCTTTCTGGTCCTGATTACGCGGCTTTAGCGTGCAGGCGTCGAACATGGCAGGGTCGCGCGCCGCGCGGACAGTCCTGTCAAGAAACTTGATATGGGCATACTTGTTTGCGGCATACCAGCGGGGCAGGCCAATGAAGCCGGGTATGGAGAGGTCATAGGCAGCGAGCAACATACGCTCGTCGGTCGGCTGCACTTGCCCGTCCGTCATATCGTCCGCTTCGATATCGGGGCTGTCTTGGGCAGGACGCCAGTATTCTACCTGCAACTCGTTAATGATCCGCTGTACAGGGACCATCGTAGTTGGCACGTAGGCCATACCGGTAATGACTGGAATTCTTCGCATAATGTACCCCGGGAAGGGGGAAGCGGCGGGGTCTATCCTCCCCGCCGCCCCCTCGGTGACCGTCTAAGCAAGGCCACTGGAACGCTAGAACCGTGGCCTTGTTCGGGTAAGCCACTAGAACGGAATGTCGTCCCCGGACACACCTGCATCGGTCTGGCTGTCAGCCGCGCCGAGCATCGCACCTGCCCCGGTCCCGCCGAAGCGCTTCACGAGGTCCGCATGGGTCGGACGACGGAAGGCCACCTCGTAATTGGTCGGGGTGATCAATTCCTTGCTCTTGAACTTGTTGGCGAGGGCGGTCAATTCCGCCTCCGACATCATACGTTCGAACTGGACCGTGGAGCCAGCAGACGGCGAACGGGAGTTATCCCGGAAGCACCGCAGCACCATGCCACGATAGGTGTGGTGCTGCATCCACAGGCGTTGGAACTGCGGCTGGACGCCGGTCTTGACCTGATAGAGCTTGCGGGAAATGGGAACCGTCTTGCCTGCGTTCGGCCCCGACTTCGGAGTGTACGGCCGGGAGTCGATGCATGTCAGCATCATTTCCCAGCTACCTTCCTTGCCGAGACGGGCGCAGAGCGGGCATCCCTCGGAGCCGTCCCGGATGCACACTTCCGATTGGTATTTCTTCTCCTCGTAGCCCCAATGGTGCATGTAGCAGAAGAACGGCGAGTTCTTGATCTTGTCGTACGGCATGCCTTGCTTGGCGGCACGGGCCGTGTCGGTGATCACGATGCGCACGCCGTCCTGCATGTCGCTGCCCTTTTCGCCGACGCTCATGCGGAACGGGTACGGGGTAGCCATGCGGACTTCGCGGTTGCGTGCGTTCTCGGCGTTGATCTGATCGCTGCGCACAAAACCCTCGGGCTGGACGAGGGTCGGATCGACGGAGGGACCGCCGAACGGGTCACTGGACGGGCGCGCGATGGGACGCGTGGCAAGGGGCTTGAAGCCTCCGGGATTTACCCCGGGCTTGGCGAGCGCGGTGCCTGCGGGACGGGAGAGGAGCGTGCCAGTGACGGGTTTCTTGAGGAGAGCCATGATCGGTTGGTCCTATGGGTACTATGGGTTTGTCTCGCTGGCTTTGCAAACGATTGCAGAACCAAGGATGCCCCTAATCTATAGGATCGGATTTTAGAAGTCAACCGGGGGCTTTAGCACCAATTCGCGATTGTCAAACATATGGCGGATCACGTTATCCGGAAGCTGCGAGGGGTCGGCATCCTCGTATCCGGCAGGATACTTGGTTCGTAGCAGCGGCACAAAGCCCCACATTTGCTTGCAGAGGTCCCGCCATGCCGCCTTTCCGCCGTCGTCATTGTCGAAGAAATTAACGACGGGCAGATTGAGGTTCTTTAGGAATTGTACCTTTTCATCGGTCATAGCCGATCCTAAATTCGCAAGAGGATATCCGAGAGCCAGTCTCTCAAGCGCTGCGTAGTCGAATGAACCTTCACAGATAAGGACACAATCGGCTCTCTCCCTGTACGGACTTGTCGGAGTTGTCCGTCGATAGTCTCCATGATTAGGTGGTCGTATTCGACGCTGTGCCTGCTCTCCCCCAAGAAAAAACTTTCGCTTTGGGAGTCCAAAGTAATCTCGCACCTTAATGTACTTGTCCCCGTTCTGTTCGATTGGAAGTCCATCGATGTCGTATCCGGCGGGAGGGTCAATTCTACGACCCGAAAAACCTGCGAATTGGCCCCATGGCGCATAAAGAGGAAAGAGGATGCGTCGTTGAAAAGCATCGTATCTGAGACGAAGACGGACCGAGGTGAGCATGTCAATCCCTCGACCGGCGGTGTAGGGGTGCCAGATACTTCGGGGGTACCGGAATTCTGTCCATCGGTCCGGTGGAACCCAAGAAACTTCCTTACCCTCTTCGTCCTCATACTTTTCCCCATAGGGCCGGGGGATTACTTGTTCCCCGAGAATTTCAATTTCTTTGATCTTATCGGCTTGGGCTTGGATGAGCGCCCAGCCATCCGTACCCGTTTGCCGCAGACGGCCAAGTTTGTAGGGTATGCCCGCAAGTGGACCCTTTTCCTTGCACGCGAAGCAAGAATAGAAACTCTCGCCGTTCTTGTTTACATGGATGCCGAATGACGGCTGGCGATCCGACCCATTGCCGTGCGTCCACTTGGCAAAGGGGCAGGGGTAGGTAATCCACTTAGGCGAGGCTTGGATGCGGGCAGGTGCCCCAAACCCTAGATACGTGGCTACCTCAAGGATAGCTGCGCGGTTCACTTGAACTTGTTGTCGTACTTGTAACCGGTACGGACGATGTTGAAGCCCTTGCGATAACCGAACTTCTGACCGAAGCCGAAACGCTGGCCCAGCCTGACGGCGAGCAGGCCGTGCAGGCATTCCACCATGGCCTGCAATTCGAAGAAGCCCCGCGCATCTTCGGCCGAATGGAACACGTTCGATTTGGAGGGATCGAACTTGTCCATATGGTCGATGGCGCGAAGCTCATTACCGGCCCGGACATAGAAGTCCGCGATCATGGTCTTGCGGGCTTCATCGAATTCGCCGCTGTAGTAGGCGAGGTCGAGAAACAGTTCACGCTCGTCGTCGGTCATCGGCCCGAGCAAGGTTTCCGACATGCCGATGATCGGCAGTTCGACTTCGTCGTCCCGGGCCTGTTTGGCGCGCTTCTGGAGCAATTCGGAGCGCAGGCTTTCGTCTAGCTTGGCAATGGTGGCGGACATGCTGGTATCCTATGGTTTGCGCAACGGCATGATCAGTCGGCGTACCGGCACCTTGAGCTTGGGCGGCTGATTTGCAACCGGTTGCAAAGGGCGGACCGAACCGACCGCTAGGGAAGAGATACGATTTAACCCCGTTTTCCTTTCCGTAGCAAGTACCGAACCATCCGGTTTTTCCGCTCCATCGTACTTGACGACGCGCACGTCGGCTTTCTTGCCATAGATGGTTTGGCAGATCGTGTTGACCTGATCCTCCCCGATAATGGCCTTGGCGGCTTCCTTGCCGACGCTGATGGCTTCGAGATACTGTTCCCGGGAAATGTCCCCAGCCTCCAGCATTTCGAGCCACTTGGCTGCATCGATTTCCTCGCTCTCCGTAACGTCCACCATATACAGGCTCCCCTGATACAGCATACGCGGAGGCTCGGTCGCCTTTATCCCTGCGGCGTAGCCCTTAAGCGCATTCCGGACCGCAGTCTTAGCGCGGTTGGAAGCACTGGTGGCTTCGCGGGCGATGTCATTGGCCGCTGCAAAGGCTTCAATGGCCTCAAGGACTTTGACGGCGGCGACAGGGGCGACGGTTTTAACACGGGGCGGCATAGAGGCTTCCTTTGCTGGACAGGACGGGCAGTGGGCATGAACAGTTTACGGCGGGTGGGCCGGGGCAGACGGGGTAGCCCCTGCGCCGCTTGCTCAAGATCGGAGTACGTTTCGTTACCTTGGTCGTTAAGGACTTTGTCGTCAAGCTCGTGCATGGCATTCAAATTCAAGCCAACCGACGCTTCTGCGACAATGGGCACGCTCATGGTGATGTTGAACCACTCCTTGAGTGGGTTGGTTTCCATATACCTCTTTACTGTCCGACAAGCCTCGGCGGCTTTGTCGAGAGGGGCGATGCACACGATAGCATCGTGTACAAACCCGATAACCCGCAACAGGCTGTAGGGTACTTCGGCGTTCATGCGGGCGATAGCCATTAGCCCCAAGTCCGACGCAAAGCCCTGCACCGGAGAATTGATAGCCTGCCGTTCCGCCATACTGCTAGCCGAGTCGTCGTCAGACATGACGGCCGGAAGGTGGCGAACGCGACCGTCAAGGGCTCGTACAAACTTATGCTTCTTGACGAAGTCCTTAATTTGCTGATGCCACTCGGGCAGATTGCTATAGCCCGAGAAGAACTTGCGGCGGATATCCTTGGCTTCTTCCTCGGTGAGGTTGATGTTGTAATCTGTCTTGGCGTAGGCCCGGAATTTCTTCCACCCCATGCCATAGATGAAGCCGAAGTTTACCGCCTTGGCCCGGAACCGCTGCATCTTGAAGATGGCTTGCTCTGCGGCCGTGCCCTTTTTAAGGGCCATGAATTGGGCAAGGGTAATGCCCATGACGACGGCGGCAGTGGCGCAATGGATATCGCCCCCACTCCGATAGATGTTCAGGAAGGTCGGCTCATTGGCGAGCATCCCCGCTACACGTAGCTCGATCTGCGATAGATCGCACTCGATAAGGCAGTAGCCCGGAGGGGCTTCGAAGATGGATCGATACGCCTTGACAAATTTCTCGGTGATGGAGCCCGGGGCTGCGCGCTTGGGGAAATTCTGGCCGTTGGGATCGCGGCTGGCCGAGCGCCCCGTAACAGTTACGAACAGCAGATACGAAGGGTGGATGCGCCCGTCACGGGTGATGTACTGCCAGAACCCGGACTTGGGGACCGTGCGGCCCTTGTCATCGACATGTTCGTCCAAGCCGATGAAGGTGTCTTTGAGCTTCTCGTTCTTAACGTAGTCGATCAGGTCCGAGACAATGGGGTACTCGTCCTTGTAGTACGTCAGATGGGTCTTGGTGGATACGGAGATTTCCCCGCTCTTAGTCCACGCCATGGGCTTGAGCTTCAAGCCGTCAGGATGCGTGAACAGCCACTCAAGCAACAGCTTGGGCCTCGTGAGCTTGAAGCCTACGCCGGTAGTCTCGCACCCTTCCGCAATACGGGGCGGTACCAACGCCTTGATACGCCGCTCCTCGGTAGCTTGATGCGCCGCGATGGTGTTGTACAGCGCAGACAGAGCAGGGCGATTGATGACTAGGCCCGGCTCCTCCACGTCGCAGAACGCCCGCTGGGCGGGCATGGTGACGCGGGTATAGCAGTTGTACGCCCGGGGATCGGCCTTGAGCTTGGCGTCAAGAATTAGGGCAAGCTGCAGCGCAACATCGCTATCCGGGCACCCGTAACCCAGCATGTCATCCGGCTCGACTTCGTGCATACGCTCATAGATGTCGTCGCCGTACTTGCGGATAAGGTCGTCCTTGTACCCCGCCCATTCCGGTAGATAGATGCGCGTCACGTCATCGAGGCCCTTGGTCAAAAGGTTCTCGTTGAGGGCGTGCACAAGTAGGATCGTGTCGTGCTTGTAGTTGGCTACCCGGATGCCAAGTTTTGCACGCAGTTGCATAATGTCGAACTTGAGATTGTGCCCGACGCATTCCACTTCGGGGTCTTGCAGCAATTGCCGTAGCTGGCGCACAAGGCGCTGCCTGACAAGCGGGACAATCGGATACTTGGGGTAGTCGATAGGCACAATGACGGATTTGCCCGGAGCCGTAGCAATCTGGACCGTCAGGATTTTAGCGTGCGGATTGTACCAGTGCGGAAAGCCATGACCGAACGACGATCCTTCTATGTCGAGCCCTATGATCTTGGGCTTGTTGGCCCCCAAGTAAGGTGACAAATCGGTGCACCACTTGTGGTCCGCCTTGGAGCGAATGTCGTTTGTCTTAACCGTGTACTTGTCCCGAATGAGTGACACGACGGTGCGCAGATCGGCACTAAGTACGTCGGCGTGTTCCGGTACCCGGGAGACATGGTGAATGCCTAGCGTGGGCAACACCGGGATTTTGAACATTTCATCCGTGACTGCGATGCCCCGGATTTTGGTAATCTTGACGGCCTTGTCCATGACCTGTCTGGCGGCAGACTTGCCCATGGCGACGATGACCTTGGGACGCCAGTAGGAGACGGCCTTAACAAATTCCTCCCGGTCGGCCTTGATAGCCGCGCCGAGTTTCTTTTCGCTTTTGTTGGTGGCCTCGTCTACAGGCATGCAGGCCGACACGAAGACGATGTCCTCGCCCTTGAGCCCCGCCGCTTCCATGAAGGGCTTTAGCTTGGAGAATGTCAGGCCCGTCGCGGGGCCGGTGACGCCCTCGGGATTGTCCGTAATGATCGGATCGAGGACGATCATAATAGACGGGCGAGTGCCTTTGGCGACGGTCGGAAGCTTGGATTTTGCAACCGTTTGCAATGCGGGCATGCGCAACCGCCGCAACGGAAGATGCGACGTGACGACCGGCACCGCTGGCCGCAGAGGCATGCGCAGCTTGAGTTTGAGGGCCACGTTATACTTCCTGATCGAGCATATGGGAAACGTCAACGCCTGCCGCTTGCTGGGCGTCCGCCTGCCGTCCATAGCCTGTGTGCAGCAGACTAAAGTCAACGGGGGTGAATGCGTAGTTGATCGCAAACACCCCGTTCTCGCCTTCGCGGCCTTTCAGAAAGCCCATCCAGCGACGACTGTCCTGAAACGGCGGATCGTACAAGTCGATGCCGAACACGTAGGACGACGCCTGCCCGATGGTATCCGTCTCGCCAATCTTCTCAAGGGAGAGGTGGGATAGAGGGTTCTGGCGCTCGTCCTGATCCTCGTCCCGCTTGGGCTTGGTCGCATGGCGGTTGAACTGCACCGATTGAATGATAGGCCGGTTCAAGTCAAGCGAGGTTTGCTTCAAGCCCTCGATGGTGTCGGCGGCATTCTCCCGACGCTGGTTGCCGCTCTTACGCTTTTCGGAATGCAGCAAGTACGACGCGTCAATGAAGATGATGTCAGGCTGAGTTTCTTGGGCGAATGCCTGCACCGCTTCGACGGACTTGTTGAAGCCGCCTACGATGATGTCAAACCCGATGCCACCCCGCATCGTGTGCATGCTATCGATAAATCCATCATGGGCGCTATTGGAGATACGGCCCTTGCGGATGAAGTCAGGATTGATGCGGGTGTGGATACCAACGATACGACGGGCAAGCTGGAGGGCGGCAAGCTCCATGCTGACGAACAGCACCTTCTTGCCGGAAAGCCATGCGTTGTAGGCTTGGTACAGTAGGATGTACGTCTTGCCCCGCCCCGGGCGACCGACAAACGAGACAAGCTCGCCGTTCATCCATCCGCCGGTTTGCTGGTCAACGTAATCCCATCCAGAAGGGACGCCCCGCAGAGTGTCCCCTAGCTGGCGGCTTTCTATGTAGTCCGCCTCGACAAGTCCAAGGGCGGCGTCAAGGGTTACGTGTCCGGTGGAGCGGGGATTGTATGCCTGCTCAAGTCGGCTGATTTGCTTGGCACGCTCAAGGACAAGCCCGACGTTCTGCGAACGCATGGCATCTTGCAGGTCCCCGAACAACGGCATGCTGGCGTTGTACTGAGCCTGTTTAACGGCCTCGGCTATGTAGAACGTAAGGGACTGTGTGGTGGCTACGGTAGCCAAGCCCGTGTGTTCACGGAACAGCCCCGGGGTGGGAAAAGAGCCATGCGTGGATACGTGTTCTTTGAGCCACAACAGCGCATTGCGCTCGTCGGTGTCAGGGAGCAACTCGGGCGTAATCTCTCCAAGAGAGGTGGCCGATCCCGTGCGCCGCAGAGCGGACAGGAGGGCCGTACCGACGCGGGTCGCCATTATACGGCAAACTCGCGCGAGGTCTGTGCCGCCGTAACCAAGAAATCGCTAGTCCACCAATGCTCCCCCGGCTGGCGAGCATCTTGGATGCCGTACTCCGAAGAGTAGTAGTTGCGAAGGCCATCGTCCATGCGGGCTTGCAACATAGTCTCGATGCGAGCCCGCATATACCCGTTGTACGGGAACGGGCCTTCCTGCTGAAAGTGGGTGATGAAGAGCGCCTTGCATTTCGCCAAGATGTTCCCAAGGTCCGGGTTGTTCTCCGGCTTTTGCAGGGCGTCGTGGATGCGGACAAGACTGCAGAAGTAGACGCCGTCCTTGTGGATGATCAGGTCCCGGGCGAAAGAGGCGAACAGCGGGACACGCTCATTTGCCCCGCCGGAAATCCAGTAGCCTCTGCCGTCGAGAATGTCATCGACCCGCTGCGCGCTAAGAACGTACTCGCGGAGTAGAGTGCCGATAGCGCCAAGATCGATAAGCCGAGTGTTCCAATAGGGCCGGGGAAGATTGCTCTGGGCATACAGAGCCCGTAGCTCGTTCTGCGTTTGTTGTACGCTCTTGGTGTTGCTCGCTTCGACCACCGCCGTCCCCCCGCATTACTCGTATGGCTTAAGTCCAAGCCGTGCTGCAATCGTTTGCAAATTCTGCCCCGGTTCCTTTGCGGATGCAACCCCCTTGAGGCGGGTAAATACGGGACTTTTCAATGGCTTAGGCGTCGGCGCTGCCGTGACACTTGCGGTACGAAGCTGCGCCTTAAGTCTGGCGTTCTCTTGGACAAGCAGCCCCGCCTGCCGAGTAGCAAGCTCTGCCCGTTGCCGCTCGGCTTTCACCAGCGAAGTGAGTTGCAGCGTCGTGCCCTTAAGCCGCTCGACTTGCTCCGGGGTAGCCGCTCTGGCCGATAGGAAAGACTTGTCGTCGGCGTGCTTCAAGAACAGTGCATAGAACTCGTTGACGTACTTGATCACGACGCGGATGTCCGGGGCCTTGCCGACGAGCGTAGACCTATTCCCGAAAACGAGGCGGCATACTTGATCCCACCCGCTACACACGAATTCGAAAAACTCCGGAAGCTTTTCAAGCTCGACGCCCCGGCTGATCACTTGCCGGATATTCGTCATCGTGTATTTCGGGAACTCGATGGCATCCGCCTTGCCGACGAGGTCGGGTCGGTATTTCTTTACGTTGTCGTACCAAAGCGAAATGATCCCACTCGCCCCGAGCTTCGCTTTGCGGGCTTCCCGGGCGGCGTGGTGCTTCGCAGTGGCTCCCGCTATAGCCGCCGCTAGCCCCGGTTTTTCGGGCAAGGGGGTGGCTCCGAAGGGAACCGGTACCCCGGCCGAGGTCGCGCCCGCGCCCGCGCTTTTCCGAGTTAACGAAGTTAACGAAGGAAATGTTCTATTATATATACTTGTTATACTTGGGGGTGCATTTTTGTGCACTGCTGCGGTGCAGTTTTGTGCACTAGGGTTACGATAGTTACCCGGCTTTTTCGAGCGTTTCATAGGCGCTTCCATCATGGCTAGCATGGGGTTTATGGCGTAGACGTTGCCTCGCCGGTTGTCTTCGCTGACGGTCACGACCTGCTTTTCTGCAAGCGATTGCAAAACCTGCAAGATGCGACGGCGCTTTAGGCCCACCCCGTGCGTGACTATATCCCCGTTCTTAGCGGTAACCCCATTCTCGAAATGCCGAATGGGTATCACTTCTGACGCCTTGTTGAACCCGTAGGTCCGCTGGTATATGAACATAAGGACGCGGTACTCGCTGGGGGACAGCAGCGAAGCATACTGCGTATTCACTACGGCGAGCATCTCTACCCGCCCAAGCAATGGCTTCATGGTCACACGAACGGCTTGAATTCTTCGGGCAGGTTCACGTTATCGGACACGGCCCGAAAGAACGGGGCGATATCCTTGGGCTCATACCCCGCGAGGCCGCAGCCGATGGCGACCACATTGAAACGGTAGATGCCACGGGTAGCGCGGGCGAACGTCCGGAACTCGTAGACAAATCGCTCGATCTCCCGTAGGGGCAGCACCTTGAGGTTACGATCCTTGGTCGGAATAGCGTAGGAGCTACCCTGAAATCCGAAGCCCTGCCCGTACTTGGCCCCGTAGCTACGCACGGCTTCTAGGGCAGAGCCCGCCCCGTGACGACCCGCGAGATTGCTACCGAACACAAAGATATCGCGCATTATCCGCTCCTTATTGTGCAGCTACACGCTTGAAGTAACCAGCTACCACGTCCTTATAGAGGGCGTTAAATTCTGGTGTGTTTTCATGCCTGTAGGGGGCAATGGCGACCGTTAAATCCTCGTCGCTCGGCTCTGCAATCGTGTGCAAAAGGTTGCCCAATAGCACAGGGTCCTCGATGTTGTGGAGGTCCAGCAACATGACGAGACGCTCCCGGAGCGTCATGTGAAAGTCGCCCCGGAAAGCCGCAGTTCGTTCACGCGTGCGATCTCGTGCTGCACGGCGATCTCGTACGTTTTGAAGTACAGGACGCCCCGGTGCACGTAAGCGGCCAAACTCTCCGGGGCTAGCGTGGAGTGACGGCTTTCCACGAGGTTCTTGTACGGACCCTTGAGCCACTTGATGTAGAAGTGCTGCTCTTCCTCGTCAAAGAGAATGTCGGTGATACGCACAACCGTGCGGGTACCCCCGAGAGTAGAAAGGTCCATGTCCTTGTCCCGAAGGGTTTGGAGCGTGCCGTCCGGGGCGGCGCTGATCACTATCTGCTTCATTTGAATACGACCTCGTGTTCGGTTCCGTTGATCGTAATGGTAACGCGTTTGCCCCACGTACGCGCGTCCGTAATCGCTTTCTCGATAGAGCGCTCGGCGCGCTTGGACACCCGGAGCTTAAGGTCCATAAACTTGTTGCCGTCCTGCAGCAAGTATCGGGCAGGCGCGCTCATGCTACCCTCGGACGGAAAGCGTACCAGTGGTCGGGGTTGCTCATCCATTCCGTGTCGACCTTGACAAGGTCCGCGATCCGGTACGCCAAGTCGATCTGGCTACGCCACTGGATGGATTGGACGGCGAACAGGATGCGGTTGCGTGTGGCAGGCCGCAATCGGTTCTTGCCGCTGCTCAGGTAGCCTTCGATGAACCGGTCCACATGTCCCGTGATTTGCTCTCGCGACAAAAGCTGCATGTTGCTCCTCCGATTGAAATAGGTGAACCGCCCGCACCCACTGCGGACTACCCGCAGACACTATGAAAGATGCTAGGGCGCACGTCTCGTAGCGTTCCCCTGAGCCGGGCGGTTCGCGTATTGCAATCGATTGCAAAGTAAGAACCGGGGGAGGGTTAATGACGCCCTCCCCCGGGATGGTCCGCTGGCGCTGCCCCTTGGTCGGTTTTAGCACGTCCAACAGCGCGAACGCGGACCGGGGTTCCTACAGGCGGAGGTTGTCGACCATCTGGCCGAGGCTCTCCCCCTGCTGGTAGTATTCGTCCTTTTTCTCTTCGGTCATCGTGCCGTCCTTGGAGATAAGCACGCGCTCCAAGTCCTTCGTGGCGACCGCGCAGGAGTCACCGGCGAAACCAACGGTTTCGATATGGACCCCGCCGACCGGGTCCACGGAGACGATAACCTTGGGCTTTTCGAACGACAATGCAGCCTCCCTAGTTCAACGTGGCGATGGACTGGATGACGCCGGTCTTGGCGTCGATCTGGCGTTCGAACGACCAGCCCTCGTTTTCAAACTTCTCTTCGGCGGCGCAGAGCGCATGCTCCTGCGTCAACTGCCCGATGGCCCGCTGGGCATGCGAGACAGTGTGGTTGGGATCGTCGATCACGCCCTTCATGCCGAGGAAGTGGGCGATACTGCTGGTGCGGCTGTCCGAGTACGGGTCGAACACGAACTCGTATTCGCCCGGCTTGTCAGCCGATTTCAGCACGCCGATCTCGTGGTTCGCGCCATCGATGTGGATGGCGTAGTCGCACCTGTCCGGCTGGCGAGCATAGGTCTTGAACCGCTCCCGCTTCTCGATGCTGATGGGAACACCCCGGGCGCGGAGATTGCTCACCGCCTTCGTGAGTGCCGGGATCGACCGGATGGCGACCCCCTTTACCGTGACATTGTGGCTCATGCTATTGCTCCTGAGAGTGAACGGCTAGGATAGCGTACAGGTCACCGCCGTTTCAAGTGGGCCTGCGGATGAGAAGACGACGGCGCGGAGCCGCCTTGGTGATGACGCGTTGAACGGTGCCATCGTCCCCGACAAGAAGCTTGGCGATGGACGGAGGCATGTAGGGGCGCTCAGCTTTCTCAACCACTGTCGCAGTAATGCGCAGGGTTTCTCGGTTGCCGTCCGAATACTTGGACGCACCGGGATCGCGAATATCGATCATGCCCGTAGCCTGAAACCACCCGGGCGGGATCATGTCGCCCCGGGCCTCGACGTAGCCGACCGACTGCGTGGCTTGCGGGTCACCCGTGAACGGGATGCGGACGTTGACTAGCCCGCCCTGCTCCCGGATGTACATGTAGAAGTGGTACTCGGCCATGCCGAAGCGCGCCCGCGAACTCATAACGCAGACGTGCAGCACGCCTTCGGGCTCGGCTTCGTACCGGCCAAGGGTCCAGCGCCCGTGAGCCTCGACCGCCCCGGCCGGGAGGTTCTCGCTACGACCCGCCTCCCGGATGCCGGAACGACTGTCCTTGATAGCCCGGAGCAAGGGCTCCTCGGGCTCTGTGAACCGTTTGCGCCAGAAGCACATGACGCGCATGCTTCCGCTAGCGCTGAATGTCTCCGAACCGGTTACCGCTTGGATCAACATAGAAGTCCGCCTCGCTTGATGCTGTGACGCTCCTCGTGTCCATCGGGGAACTTGATGGTGAGGGTCGCGTCGTGACCGCCGATAGCGAAAGCATAATGGCGCACCGCAGCCCTTAGCGCAGCAGCTTTGTCACCGTCATGCTGAGCCGCGATCAAGTCAACGACGCGCTGGTCGTGCGGCCCCGCCTTGAAGGCGATCTGCTTGCTGCCCTTGGGCTCATCGTCCAGTTTTGCAACCGGTTGCAGTTTGTCGGGGCCACCGAACGGCGGGGACGGAGGAGGGCACTCGGGCGTGGCCTTGCGTACCAGCTTCGTGGGGCCGGGAGCCCCCGTCACGCGCACATTGGACGCGACGGGGCGAGTGGTCTTTTTGAGTAGTGCCATGGAAGGCGGCTCCTATTTGTCGTCTAGCCGGGTACCGACGCGCTTCTTGCTCGCGAGGGTCATGCGGCGTTGGGGGATGGTCCCCGCCATACCTGCGGGTGCCGGTGCCTCGATCTTGAAGTCGGCGTCGCTCGATGACGGCTTGGCGAATTTCTTCGCCCAGCTATACATGCGCTCGATCTTGTCGGGGAAGGACTGCGAGAAAGGTACCTGTGCGGCGATCTGCGTCAGGAACATTTCCTGTGTGGGGTGGGAAAGGCCCGCGTCGAAGGCGTCGGTCAACGCCTCGGCCAAAGCCTGCTCGATCTCGGCTCCGGTGTACTTGTCGCACGCCTTCGCTATGTTTTCCAGTTGATCGTCGGAGAAGGCGGCAGCATGGCCCGCCGCACGCAACTTGATCCGCATGATCTCGACGCGATCCTTGCCGCTGGGGAACAGGCAGGCAAAGATGCCGTCGAAGCGCCCCGGGCGCAGCAATTCAGGGGGCAGGCCCTCGACGTTGTTGGCGGTAGCGATCACGAACACGGGGGATGCCCCGGGCTTGCGATAACGCTCCTGCAGCCATGTGAGAAACTGGCCGAAGGTGCGCTGCGTGGTGCCTCCGTCCCCGCCGGGACCACCGATGCCGCCGAACGCCTTGTCGATTTCATCGATCATAAGGACGCACGGGGCTTGGGCTTCGATCATCTTGAGGGCAGCACCCATTTTGCCCTCGCTCTCGCCGACGTACTTGCCGAAGATGCGAGCGATGTTCATCAGCACCAGAGGGACGCCAAGCTCGCTGGCGACCGCCTTGGCAAGCTCGGACTTGCCGGTGCCGGGAGGTCCGACCGCGATGATGCCCTTGGGCATGCGGATACCATAGGCGCGGGCCGCATCCCCGAAATGAGCCCGCCTGCGAGCGATCCATTTCTTGAGAAGATCGAAGCCGCCGACATCGGCCATGTGGCCGGTGGGCAGGATTTCCAGCACGTCCGTCCGCTTGATCATTTCGGTTTTCTGGTCCGACATGATCTTGACGAAGTCGTCCACGTCGATATCCGCAGGGTCCTTGAGGGGCCGCAGATCGTCATGTTCGAAGTTGGACGTGAGGGCGATCATGGCGACCGCCGCCCCGTTGAGGAATTCCATTTCGGACATGCCCTTGGACGCGGACACGATGCGATTGATATCCCCGGGGCTATAGTTGGGCACCCAGCTTCCTTCGGGTGCCGCCGCCATAGCTTCGGGGAACAGCTTCACGAGTTCCCCGTGCGAAGGCACAAGGAAGTCGATCACGCGGATTTCCGTCTCGATTTCCGCCGGGAGGGAAGCGCCCTCGGGCAGAACGAACACGAAGCGGAAGGGCTTGTCCAACGCCTTGATGTTGAACAACCGGATGTAGTGCTGCACCTTGTCCGAGAGGAACTTGTTGGTGCCCCCGCCGACCCAGCCTTGGAAGACGTACAGGGCTTGCTTCTGGTCCGCCTCGGCGTAGTTGAGCGCCTTGATCGGATCGACCGTGTTATCGACGTGCGAAGTCGGCTTGTACACGTCGAGTTCCACCTGTCCGTCCCGGCCGGTGATGACGCCCTTGTCATCGAAGGTGAACGGCGAGGGATATACGCCGATGCCCTTGATCGGGTCCCACATGCGGAATTCCAGATCGAATTCCGCATACTCGGTGATGATCTCCTGCATTACCGCCGCCGCTCGCAACGGCTCCCGGGTGCGGATGGCATAGACGCCGACGCTGGCCGAAATCGCCGTCAGGAAGTCGAGCTTGAACCTGTCCGTATTGGACGCGCTCATGTCCGAAGAAACGGCAATGCCCCCTTCCGGGGGCGTCGTCGTGGGTTTGGTCAGGGCGGGTAGTCCGCCCTTGACCATAGCATTGGGTGGTTTAATCAGTGCCATTACGGTTGCTCCGGTTAGATTTAAGCAAGAGAAGTGTACGACGACGGCTAGTGGATGACAAGCGCGGAGTGGTCGTCTTTTGCTTGGCCCCCGCGATAACACGCGGCTGCACAGGCGTGAGTCCCTGCAGATCGTTTGCAAACGATTGCAAAGATACCTTGCTCGATCCGGTGGCGGGGTCGGTGACCTTGCACGGCACCCCGCGCTTAGCGAAGTAGATGCACACCGAGAGCAGAGCCGCCTTGTACTGGCGAATATCCTCTCGCCAACTGTCAGTGACCGGATGGTTTATACCGACGCCGAACGCCACGGAATGGTCTTCCGCTAGGTAACATGCCTCGACATTCCTTATCAGCGGGCTCAAGCTTTTGATCCCCGGCAGTTCATGCTTAGCCCGCGTTAGCGTGTCGTACGACACTTCGCGCAAATCGGCTATATCGGCAATGAATGACGTTGTATATAGACGCGCGATGGTGCGCTCCTCCACGATGCCCTCGGTCATCGTATCTCGCATGACTGCGGCGTGTAACTCTGCCTGCCGACGTGCCCCCGAAGGGGTGGTGGACGCTCTAAAGATTTCTTCCTCGGCATCCGCCATCTGACGGTTTAAGCGCACCCGGGCTTCTGCTAGGGCGTCTCCGTGGTCATACACGCCAGCCTGTTGCAGATCAACAAGACGCATTTCTCCACTGTCATGTACCACGTTCACGACTTCGAACCCCATGGACATGTCTCCACGTCTGAGCCCATGGCGCGTGAAGACGAAGTCGTTGCCTCCATCACGGCGGACCATCGGCCTTTGTAGATTTACTGTTTGACTTCTACGGAGTGCGCGCAGGGAGTCCGCCCAAGCCATGGCACGCGGCGCTGCCTCTCGTAGGCTATCGATGATGCCTTGGAAAGTAGTGGATGGTGCGGGCGTAGGAGTCACCACGTTGCTTACCGCAGCGGCTATGCTGCGCGGCTCCCTATCTCGACGCAGAAACGCTGCGGCAGCGCTGCTAGCCGCTGCCTCTTCCACTATCGCTGCGTTGGGTTGCTCCGGTACTCTGGCGGGTCCGTCCGCTATTGCTTGGAGCCTTTGACGAAAACTGGTGGTCCCCGCCGAATACATATCGATGAAGCGGCGTTGTTTCTCTAGGGCTCGTAATTCTCGGGGATGAAGGGCCATGGCTCGCTCGTTTGCAGACGATTGCAAAAGTATAAGGGCTCGCCATCAGGTTAGCAAATGGGGGGTAATAAAGAGACGGGGGCGGCCCTCTTAAGGTACCGCCCCCGTGCGGGCAGGACTGCAATCCCCTCGTCGCCCGCAAGGCCACCCGGGTACGGAATGCGAGTAACGCTCCCCGGCGGCAGAAATATAATATAGCAGCCGTCCATGTGAATTACAAGGGGTTTGTCTCCATGCTTTCACGGGGGTCCGGGGTAGCCCTAGAACTAACGAAGCCCCCGCAAGGTACGCTCCTGCGGGGGCTTCGGGCCGGAGCTACACGCCAGCCTATTCGTCGGATGAGGAGATTTGAAAGGGGGGCTCTGTCCGGTTTCCCGGTACGCGTACGCCCCTAAGTATAACGCCAGATCATCGGGGAGGTGCCCTCCATGGGCGGCGGTTCGTGGCGGTGATCAATCCGCCTAACGGGTCTGATTATGCGATCGAACTGTGACGGCGCCAGGAAAACCTAGTAGGTGTCGATGAACTTCATAACGTTCCTCCGATCAGTTGGCGTTCGGTAGGTTTTACTAAGTACCGCTAATCCCCGCGAACGAGATAATTATAAGCACGGTATCTAGGGGATTGCAAGTGGTTGCAAAAGAAAACCCCCGGACCATGTCTCAGGTCCGGGGGTGTTTAGGTTAGGGAGGAAACGCCCAAGACGGGCATACAGCAGGTTAGGCCGTTCGGTTCACGTTTTTGGGCGTGGACTTTTTCCTAGTCCTAGCTGTCTCGTGCGCCTTAGCCGACGTAGACGACCTTGGCGTAGTTCTCGGCGGACACGCTCTTGCCGAAGGCGCTGTTGAGCGCCGACGCAAGGGTAGCGAGTCCATCCGCGTAGGCCGTAGCCACCACATCGACGGCGGCCTTGGAGACGGTGGTGGACGCGAGGCCATCGACACCCGTGCCGGTGGCGACGTTGGCCGTGAGGGCGAAGCCGGTGGCCTTGTTGCCGCCGCTGTTGTCGATGGGCCGCACACTGGCACCGACCGCCGACAGGACTTCGTAGGTCGCGCGAGCGAGCGTCGCCATGTTGTTGCGCATGACATCGATCTGGGTGCGCGCCGTCACGCCCTCGACTGCGGCGTTGCCCGAGCCGTCGCTGGCCGTCACCGCCTTGGTCTGCGAGGGGATGGTGCCATACGTGGCGGGTGCCCCGGAGTAGACGACCAGCGGCAGGTCCAGCACTCGCCTCGCCATGTTGACGTGTTCGGCAAGGGCCTTGGCCCCATTCCACGCAGCCGCCGTCATGGTGTCGAACGACGTTTTCTGCGCCGCGTCGGTAGCCGTGACCGTGAACTTGCCCACGACCGGCATGGACGGGAGAGCCGTCCGAACCGTGCCAGTGCTGCTGTCCGTCAGCGAGGCGCGGATCATAACGTCGGTGCCGCCAGCCGCGTTGAACTTGACCGCGAGGCCGGCGAGGCTGTCAGCGATGGCCGTGAGGGCGGCATCGACTGCGGTGTCGGACAGGGTTTGCAGCGCGGTGCCGTCATTGCCCGCAGCCGTGGCGACGGGTTCGTACAGCGTGAGGGTGGCGCTGGCCGTGCCCCCGGAGTTGTCTACGATGGCCGCACGCCCGCAGGCGGCCATGACCTCGTTGAGCGCCACGCCGAAGGTGGCGAGGTTGTTCCGCAGGCCCGTCAGGACCGCGCGGCCGGTGGTCTGGTCGATACAGACGGTGGTGCCGGTGACGGCGGCCAGCGCCTTGTCCAGCGCAGGCATGGTCGCCGAGGTGGCCGGGGTGCCCGTGAACACGATCAGCGGGAGCAGCAGCTTGGCGCGGGCCTTGTTGATCTCGGTCGCGAGGGCTTCCATCGCGTCGTCGATCTTGCCCGTCGCCGTGTCGAAGGCCGCTTTCGGCGCGCAGTCGGTGCCAGCGGTGGTGTAGGCCGCCGGGATCGTGACGGCCTTGATCGTGCCATCGCTGGTGCCGGTGGTGCTGTCCGTGATGTCCGTAACGACGGGCTTCTCGGCCAAGCCAAACGTCAGGGCCATACGGCCGTCCGCGATGGCATTCGCCTTCAACGTATTGAAGAGCGGCCCGGGATGGTTCTGGACATCGGCTTCTTGGAGGATTGCGGCGGGAGGCATGGTGATCATCCTTTAACGTTGAAGGTTTTGGCTACAATTCACGTCGGCTCATCCCGACCTTTGGACTTTACACCCGTTTGCAAACGAATGCAAAGAGTTTCTTAGAGCTTCCTGTAGTACGCGATCAGCGTATTGAGGTCCCGCAGGTATCGGGCGATCTCTAGGTTATTGGCCCCGAGTGCCTTGTATTGCTCCTCGGTAATAGCCAACAGGAGGAAGGTCTTGTCGGGATGCTTGACGAAGAAGAGGCGGATGCTTTCTGCGAGGTTGGCATCCAGCGGGCGTACCATTTCCACGACGGCGTCGGGAGTAAGGACGACCCACTTGCCCGGCATTGACTGCAGTCGGAGGTCCGCTGGCAGGGGCGGGTGCTGGATCGGAACCGGGTCTGTCTTTGCCGGGGCGTAGAACGTCTGAAATGCGTCCTTCTTGCCGGAGCAGCCCGATAGTCCCATTGGTATCAGCAGTAAGCTTGTCACCCAGATTGCTAGGGTTCGCATTCGCCAGTCCTTTCACGTCCAACTGTTGCAGGCGACCTTGAAGGCGGACGATGACGGCCTGACTGTTGGCGTACTTCGTCTGCAGCGTGGCAACCTTCTCCTCGGTTTCCTTTAAGCCCTTGGTCACCGCATTCATGCGGTCGATCAGGTCTTGGTTGGCCGCAGAGGAAACCTTGAGGGCTTCCTCTTTCACTGCAGCTTCGGACACCTTGGAGATATAGTCGTCCACCCATCCTTGGATGGCAACCCGGGACTGATAGATGCCGAACAGGAGGACGATGACGCCGACTCCTATGGCGATGTACTTGAACGGCATTATGCGGATACTCCCACAGGTGTGCTGCCACGAGGAACTGGAGGAAGGCCGGGACCTCCGATGCCCACGGCGTTAGGGGGAAGAGCGGGGCTTACCACGCCACCCTGCTGGGCGACATTCGTGGGGCCGCTGGAGTTGACCAGCCCGCCGCTGATAGTCGTGGGGACGGTAGCCGCTGCAATGAGCGGGGCCGCCGCAGTGTTGCGCTTATTGATGGTGTCCACGACCGCCCCGCCGACGTAGATCGTCATAACGGAGCTAACCATCATCCACCCGATGTCCAGCAGTTTGGAGAACCGGTCGAAATGGGGCTCGTACAGCGTGCCATAGATCATCATAAAGAATGCCAGCATCATGGCGGATAGAGCGCACCTACGCCGCCACGCCCATTCCGGGTCGCCTACGGCGAAAAAATTCTGTACCCATATCCCGAACGCGCGCTTCATACCGGCACCGTGGGGTACACGGCGTAGCAGAGGAGGAGCGTGCTAACGAGTAGCCCGATCCATCCCCACTCGCGAGCGAAGCTGCGAGTGAACAAGCGGAAATGGATGATCCCTGCGACGGTACCCGTGAAGATGAATACAGCGACACTCCAGTGAGTGTACAGGTAGTCCGCCTCTTCCGGGTAAGCCCGCAGTAGCGTCATGCGGATGTACAGGGCCGCTATGAGTATCCACGTCAGGATCACGCCGTACAGGAAGTTGCGGGCGTCGGGATCAACCTCCCGGCGTTCCGCGTAGCGCACCCACAGTAGTCGGCAGGTAGCAAATACCGCAATGACCACACCGAAGACGGCGGTCCAGACTTGTGATACGCCTATCAGGTCTTTAAGAGAGAATATGGTGTCCATTGGATCAGTCGCCCTCATTACTCTTGGGTCGGAATACCCACCCCGCATCGACCAATACGCGGTCGATCTGCCCACGCTCTTGTCTCATTTGTCGGGCCTGCGCCACCACACCATCGCTTCGGACCAACGCGTTAGCTGCCGCAAGTTTGCGGTCCTTGTACTCCCGCTCCTCTGGCATCTTGCGCATAAGATCGACAGCGTGTTTTTCCCCCAAGAGAGACGCGCCGACTATTTTCCAGAAGCCTACCTTTGGCATTATCGGCCCCCATGGCCTCTATTCAACGACATGCTGCGTACGATAATGATCAGTTCCCGCTGATCGTTACCGAACCTCTCAACAGTGTCGGAAAGACGCTGCAGACTCTCTGTCTGCTTCGCTATGATAGTGTTATTGTGGGCGTTGTCCTTCTGCCACGCGGCCCACAGGGTGCGAATGCCAATGATAGCGACCGCCCAGCCAGAAATAGCTAGCGCTCCTAGAGGACCATATAACGCGATCCACTCTTTAATGGGTATGTCGAAGATAGTCACGGGCGGCCTGCGTTTGCATTCGTTTGCAAATAGGACTTATGTGTCCGTGTTAGAAACATTAAAGGCTACCACTCATAGTAGTGGTAGCCTTCGGTTTGTCAACATTTATTGTGGGACCAGCGAGGGAATTATCCCTGCACGATACCGAGCGCTTTCTGGGTATACCAATCCAGTTGGCCGGTGCCCGGGAGGCCCGAATGCAGTTGGAACTGGCGCAGCGCGGCGGCGGTCTTCGCCCCGAGATAGCCGTCCACGGTGAGGGCCGGGTAGGCGTACGCCTCGGCGTTGAGGACGGTCTGTGCCTGCATGACCTGCATGCGGTGTACGTCGGCTCCGCTCGCGCCGGTCGCAACCTTGTCGTTGGCGATCATCATGTTGCCCGAGAACCGGGCGACCATCGTGCGGTGAGCCTGTTCCAGCTTCGTGTCATACGCGTTCTGCGCGTAGCCGGGGCCGTTGTACACCCGGGCGAAGTCTGCCCAGCGCTGTTCCTGCAACTCGTCAGCGAGGCCGTTGGCCTTGATGAACCGCACGAACTGCAGCAATTGATCGCGAGCCGAGCGCACGGCCGACCGGACCATGGCGTTGACCGTGTCGTAGCCGAGCATCTTGTAGTTGTCGCCCATGATTTGGGGCAGGCCCCAAGAACAGGAGCGTAGCGCCGCGTCGGCGTCCAGCGCCATCGCAGCTTCTAGGCGACGGTACTGGTTCGCCCCGGCAGCGCCGTACAGGCTGCGATCCCACGAGTACGCTGAGATATTGCTATACTGCGCGAAACGGTGCTGCGTCAGATGTCCGAAGTAGTGAGCTTCGTACAAAATCTTGGGGCGGCCATCGGACAGGTAGCCTTCGCTGCCCGCTTCGACCTGCACAACCGTCCGGATCGTGGGCTCGTCGCAGGGCACAAGCTGCGCGGCGGCGGCGTAGTCGAAATCGGAAATCTTCCTCGCGGCCAGATCGGTGTTGAAGAACTCGTCGGCCGATACAGGCTTGTTAAGATCGTCCAGTGGAGACATGATAGGTCACTCCTGTTAGGGTTAGAGATTGTAGCGTACTTTACGTGATGCTGCCATTGCGCGTACCGGTGGCGAGCCATGTGATAAAAGCGTTGCCGACTACGGCCCCGCCCCCGGCCCCGCCCGAGCCCCCAAGGCCGATGGTGCCCCAAGTATCCGTGCCGCCACCGGAGGAGGAGCCCGTGCCACCGTTACTTCCAGCGCCGCCAGCGCCTCCCGCTGCGCCTTGCGCACCAGCGTTGCCTCCGGTGCCTCCTGTGGAGGTAAGAGGGCCATTGGTGTTTACGGAACCTGCTACGCCAGTCCCGCCCGGCGCGTTGCCTCCCGCCCCGCCTTGAGCGTAGACACTCAAGGGGTCGGGTGTGCTGGTCCCTGTCCAGTTCCCGCCGCCGCCACCGCCACCGCCTCCCTTGCCTCCGTTTATAAGGCCAGCATTGTCGATGGTGACATCACTGTCGACAGACAGGGCAAGGCCGCCAGCGCCGCCAGCACCGCCATTAGACGCGTCTGCAACACCGAATATTCCACCAGCGCCGCCGTTGCCGTGGGCTCCGTCGCAGCCTTCGATTTTGCCGCCTGACAGTATGATCAACGTCGGTACGACACCTGCGGGCCACGTACCTCGCGTGAGCGAAGGAGTGGCGGTAGAGTTCGACTTTATCGAGCCCGTACCAGTGATCGTGATCGTGCAGGGTCCGCCGCCGCCGTACCCTGCATTATTTGCAAGCGTACGCAAACTGGTCTGGCTGATGGCCGTGGTGACGGAAACCTTGAATTCCGTCTTTCCGAAAAATCCCATCGGGGTTTGCATGAGCATAGCGGCCTACCTCAAGTCGTTAACGCAGACGGCATACATGTTCGTGCCGTCCGACACGAACGTGATGATGTCCTCTTTGTTGACCCCGGTGGATAGCGTGATACCCGCCGCGCCAGCAGTCTTGACCGTGGCGGGGTAGGCCAGCGTACGGCTACCCGTGGCGTCCTGTTTCACCTTGAGGACATAGGTACCGGCGCGGATCGTACCGGAGAACGCCAGCGTGCGGTTGCCGCCGAGCGTCACAGTAGCCATAGGCCCAAGCGACAGGTTCCATGTGATGGTCGCGCCGTCAGTCAGCGCGGTCACGGCCGGGTAGATACGGGCGGTGGTCTGTTTCTCGGTGCCCGTCATCAGAAGGGTAGCGCTGTCCACCCCGTCGATGGTGTCGGCGTCCAGCCCCGAGGCGGCACCGTCATTGCCTTGATGCCAGATTTTGTCTGCGCCGACGTAGGGCGCGGTTTCGAATGTCACCCTACCAGTCGAGCGAGTGATTTCGAATGGCAGGCCCAGATAGGACCCGGCGTCATTGTACCGGGCGATCTGCAGATTGGAACCGGCGTTGCTGCCGCCTTCCGCGATGGCATTCTTGAATATGCCCCAACGCATGAGCGACGCACGGGTACCGAACAGCACAAACGCGTTGTAGCCGCCGTCAGCAAGCACATAGGACGCTGCGTCAGCAGCCACCGGGGCCTGCACCACCACAGGGCCGGTGAACGTATCGCCGGTCTTGTTGGCGGGAGCGAACCCCAACTTAGCAACCGTACTTGCGTAATCGTAGGCGTAGCGAGCATCGCCACCCTGCTGGGACAGGTACGTCTCGTCGTTGTCGAACATCAGCACCCATACGGAGGGGCCGGTGGACTTGAGTTGGTACGTGGCCCCCAAATCGGTGCGGTAACAGAACATACCGACGACGAGATTGGTAGCGGGGAACGACGTGCCTGAGTTGTTCGAATTCAGCGTCGTGAAGTTGTCATTCAGGTACGTGCGACTGGTGGAAAGCGTGTCGCTCGTCGCCAGAACAGTGAAGCTTTGCATTGCCTAGTACCCCCTCACAGTATAACGGATAACGCCGACTTGGCGTACATTAGCCGAGTCTCTAAGTTCGATGTTGAAGCCTGTAGTCGTGTAGCTGGGCACCCGAGGGGTAGTAACCACCGCCCCCGATACACCTGTGATCTGCACATCGTTTACCGCAGTAAACGGTTTGGTAAGCGATACCGTCTCGGTGCCAGAAGTCAACGCCACCGTGTATTCCCCGCTCTCCAGCAAGTCGGGCATATCGGCTCGTATCTCTGAGCGGGTAAGTCGGGTGTCCTGCGTCAAATGCTCCCTAATGAGCTTAGTTTCAACTAGGGCGGTTTTGTACTCGTAATCACCCGGCAGAAATTGCGTCCAGCCAGTGTATCCCGGCGGCACTGGATCAACAAACCTAGCAATGAACGCTTCCGGGGTAAGGAATACATTCTCGAAGGACGCGTCGGCTAGTACGCCATCCCCTTTGCGTAGAATGTAGTCAATCGCTCGTAGAAGTTCTGGAACATTCTTGGTGGGATTTTTACGAACCGCGTCAACTATGTTCAGCGTTTCCGCGATAACGCGTATGAAGCCTGCGGCTGCGGTATAACTCTCCGCAAGGGCGAGTGTTTCGCCTACATTCAATCCCGGTCCTTTACGAATAACTTCCGCGAGAGCCATTACCTCGGCCTTGATAATACTGGCGTCTTTTTTGCAAACGTCTGCAAAATTGACCGTCTCTCCGATATTCATGATCGCGTTGAACAAATCGCTGTACACTTCGGCAACGGCCAGCGTCTCGGGGTAGTTACCCTCGGGTCCGCGCCATCCTACTTCGGCAAGAGTTAGTGTCTCGGCAAAGTTACCTTTCACGGTATCCTTGTAGACGGCATCGATACCCCCGCCGTCCTGCCCAAACGTGTTAGTTCCAATAGCGGGCCGATCTGCGGTGCGCGGAGTGCCGCCAGCCGTACTGGTAGGGTTTGCGGCATACGGCGTGGGGAAACCCTTCTCCCATTGGGGACCCCACACGTAGATGCCAGAGCCGACCGCTGCGGTAGTGACCGTACTTGTGGGCGTGTCGGCCGCGCCGATGTAGAGATAATCTGCAACGGCATTCACGATATTTCCAGTCAGGGTAAGCACATACCACCCATTCCCGACATCCAACGAAGAGTAATAGGGATACCGGGAGTCCGGGGCAGTGGTGAATACTCCTGTCAACATGTCAAAGAATAGATACTGATTGCCGCCGCCGATAAAGCCGAGGTCGATGGCAAGCCACACGTATCGCATTTCTGCGGCCTTAACAAAGACTTCAAAAGTCCACAAATCTACGTCGGCTGTTGCCTGATAGCGCACATAATGGGAGGTAGTGCCCGACGCATCCACCGCAAGTTTAATAGCAGTGTTGCCGCCTAGCGGATCAGTGGCGGCGTTATTAGTTTTAGTGGAACGCACGAGGCTCCACGGAGAAGCCATAGTGTCCGTTACTTTTAATTGATTAGCCGTAGCCGCCTGTTTCTCGTTCTGATGGTCATCCTGAATGACGGGAACATGGAACAGCAGGCGCGGGTCAAGACTATTGGCGTTACGGAACCGCCAGTCATTGATCTCTTTCTGCGAACGGGCGTAGTTCCATATCCGCACACCTCGTAGAGCCCCTGTATAAGTAGCGGAGGCGGGCAACAATACCTTAGCCCCGGCCGCCGGGGTGTAAGACGCCCATGCAAGAGTGCTGGACGAGGCTAACGCCCCGTTAAGATATACTTTGAAAATGTTACCGTCTAAAGCGTTAGCATCATACGTCACTGCAACGTGGTACCACGCACCAGTGGTGATCGCTAGGTACGCCAAGGTATTGGCTGAGCCTACCTTGACGCGTAGACGATTGGGGACATCGTTACTGAACGACAGGAAATTGTTGATGGCCCCGATAACCATAACAGTGGGGCCGCCTGTCTGCGCTGCGTTGGTGCGAAACCACCCCTCGAAAGTCATAGCGGTATAAGTACCCGCAGGGAAATCTGTGGGATAAGTCCCTACGGCCGCGCCGCTGAGTTGCAGGTAATTGCCCTGCGACGCAACAAATTCTCCAGCATCGAGCGTGTAGTCCCCGGGGTACGCAGCGGACCAAAAGGCCCCTGCGTACGCATCGTCCCACGGCCATGTAGCCGTGGCCCAAGTCCAGTCTGCGCCCGGGGTTACGCTAATGCTGGTGGTAGTCATTACGACAGCGTGAGCGTGAAGTTCACGGCGAGGGTGTCGAGCGCGCCCTTGTTGATGACCGTGAAGGTGACACGGTTGAGCAGGACGCCCGCAGTAGAGGCATTGAGGATGCCAGCCTCCACGACCGCCCCGGTGCCGGTGCCAGCGGCGAACGTGGTGGACAGCGTAGCAACCTTGGCCGCGTAGCTGTACGTGTTCGTCTGACGGGCAAGCTGCGATCCCAGCGCCGTGTTGCCAGCAGCGGGAGCCGTTGCCGTCGCGCCAATGGCCGTATAGTTGCCGATGGCCGGGCGACCGGAAGCGATGAAGGACGTGTCAGCGAGGAACTGGAAGCCCACGTCGGTGATCAGGTTGTCCTTCTTGCGGTAATCCTGAACCTTACCGTCTCGGTCGGTGAGAATGAATTCCCACGAGCCCTTGAGAGGCAGTCGCTCCCCGAACCCGTGTCCGCCGATCCTGTTCGCCAGTGCGGACAGTGCCGCTGCGCTAACTTGCCGAATGCTATTCACGTTTAGTCCCTCCTAGATTGCCATATGAGTGAACGCCCCGATGGCGGAATGATTTGCAACCGTTTGCAAAGATACTCCGCTTCGGAGATTGGAGATATAGAACCCGCGTTGTGTGCTGGACTGCGCGACACCGAAGGTGACTATATCATCGACCAAAAGAGAAAGCGACAACTTTATTTCGTTACCGTCGCTCCCGAGCAGGCCGACTTCCGCCGTGTCTTCGTAGTACCAAAGCTCCAGCCAACCGCCCCCACCGTTGTATATTCTCCAGTAACGGCAGGCTTCTGAGGGCAGCGGTGTGAACCTGATAGTGAAGGTGTAGTTGAAGGTGGATGGGATAGCGATAGCCCATGTCGCAGACATCGTCTGTTCAAGCACAAGACCGTCCGCGAACCTAGCCGGGGCGTAGGCGATACCTGCGCTTGCCCCGATGGTCGTGCCCCTAATGCCAGTGGTTGAATTATCGAGCCTAAAGGCTTCGACAATGGGGGAGGGGATCGTCGCCAACTTGGTAGAGATACGGCTCTCCGCTCTGGAGCCTTCAAGGTCCCCTCGCGGTGTCCATACCAAGTTTTGCGCGTCCGGGCTACTCCAAGTGAAAGTAGCCGCCGCCCAAGTCGGAGTGGCTAGATCGACTGCGATGCTGTAGTCGTGCCACGTACGAACCTTCGCGTAAAGGCCCGTGTCAAATTCGTAGTAATAGGTTCCCACCATTTGGGTACTGGCGCTAGGGAATTTAAGTTGCCCAGCGCTGACTTCCAGTTCGTGGGGTACCCCGGGCCATCCAAGTACGGACTGCACCGCCTCGAATATCTCGTTACGGCTCACAACGTATTGCACAAGCACGGAGGTCGTGGCTGCATTGACGCTGTACAGGCCGACAGACGACAGCGCCTTAATCCAAAATATCCGGTCGCCCGAATTAGGATACAGGACGTTGGCGGTGGTGCCGCCGAACACGCCTACCGGTACGCCCGAACCAAAACTAGCCCCTTCCCGGATTTCGTACCGTACGTTTTCACCAAGTACCTTGTCCCAACGAAACTGTACGCGGTCGTCGTCAGGGATAGACGCGAACCCTGTCACATCGCCGGGTGCACTTACCGACGTGACAATGGTAGCGGGGCTGGTGCTGTATTGCGGGACCTCGTCAATAGCCTTGACATGAAACGTATGGTCTAGCTTGTCGTCAATCTGGACATAGAAAGACGTGCCACGGAGGTCCGCAGTGATCACCTTCGTGTAGGTATCCCACGAAACTCCTTCGCGGATTTCGTAGCCGACGACATCGAGGTCAACTACTTTGTCCCACGACAACTGTACGCCATTTACTGTACGCACTGCGGTCAAGTTAGCCACATCCGCCGGGGGAGCCGACTTGCCGAGTGCATTGATTGTGACGTACTTCCAATCCGTCGCAGGGACGAACGTGCCGTACTTCTTGACCCCGAAGATGTACTCGCCAACACCGGTATTGTCCATGGTGAAGGACGTGCCCGGAGTAACGGCTAGGTCTTGCCACTCTGCCCCGTTGAACCGAACCTGTAGCTTGTAGTGGGTCACCCGGGCATCGGTGTCGCCCTCCCAGCTTACGGTAATACGGCTCTTAGTCACGCCGCTAGCCTTGTAAAGCTGTTCGACGGCAGTCAGCGACGGAATAGGAGTAAGCGGGGTGTTAACGTCGATCTGTTTCTTGATCGGGGTTACAAGGATGTTGTTCTCGATGCGGGCGTACTTGGTCGGATCATGCTCAATAGCCGTGATCTCGAACTGGAGATTATCCAATTCCTTGTTAACCAAGATACGAAACTGGCGGGGCTCCACGTTGTTCGATAGCAGATTGAACATCGCTTCCGACTGCGGGGCGAACGGCAGAGGATTTGCAAACGTTAGCAAATCCGTCTCGACCGTTTCGGTAATCCCGGACGCGGGATTGACGAGGTCCATGTCCACGACGGTCATTTCAGAATGCACGACCAGCGAGCCGTTACGCCACACGGACCATTCACGCTTTGTGTAGCTGGTGGTCGGTGCCGGGTCCAGTGTTAGCGTGGTGACCCCGGGCACGGCCGTGACTTTGAACTGCTGCGGCACGTCCTTGAACATGAACATGTCGCCGACTTGGATGTTATAGGTAAACTTGGTACCAACGCCCGTGATGTTGGCGACATTGGCCGTCGAAGTTACTTTACCCCAAGAGGGGATTTGGACCGTTGCGCTATATTCTTCGTCGGCATTGAACGTGTACGGCGCATCCATGGTGGCCGTAGTGGTGGTGGCCCCGCCCTTGAGACGACCACCTTGACGAATGCCCGCATAGGCCGGATCAGCAATGCTGATGATCTCGCCCGGAGCAGCATCGATGTGATCGATGCCCGCCTTGTACGTGACCATTTCGCTGGCGTACTTTTCGGTGTCCAAAATCCATAGGCCGAGACGGCGCGCTAGCCCCCGGCTGGTGACACCGAAGCCGACTACGCTGGTGGCGTTGTACCCGAAACGAGAGACTAGCTCCGGGTCTTCCACGATTTCGTAGTTGTTCTGCCAGCGATCCTCGGGATTGACCCATTTCACGGAGGCAACGGAATGGCGCGCTTTACGCGCTGTGCCTACATAGTTGAAATCGCCGCCGACCACGTTAGCCCGGGAGACAAGGCGTTGCGTAGCCCGGGGCATATCAGCGGCAGCGCCGACGTAGCCCGCCGCCCAGAACAGAATGCCACGAAAGGCCGACACCATCGTATTGAGTACGGTGTATGCCTGTTCGTCGTTCTTGATCTGTACGTTAAGCGTAAACCTCGGCTCGACGCCCCCGAAACCATCGGGGACAAGCTCATCGCAGTATTTGCCGATCTGGTAAAGGGCGGCGGCGTCAACCGCATTTGCGTTGATATACCGGCCGCACCCATAGCGACGATGCGTGACCATGTCGTGGAAACACCACGCCGGATTGTCCGTCCACTCTTGCTTGAACGAACCATCCCAAAGGCCATCGTAATAGCGATCCTGCCCGTACCTTGCGCCGAGGACCGGCCCGTTGGACGTGGCCGGATTGACATCGCCAGTCTCCGTAAAGGTGAGCAGATTTGGCCCAGCCACCGCCGTTATACCGGATACACAGTAAGTCTCGCCGGTCAACGTGGCTAACACCTGCAAATATGCCCGCGTAAAAACTATGTCCACCGTAGCGGTTACGGTGATGCGTAGACGATAGTACCCGTCATTCAGCGGCGTCACGTCGTAATCGTCCACAACCCACGACGCGCCAGCGGCGGCTGTTACAGCGTTAGTCGAGGGCGTCCATTGAACATACGACGCACCGGGACCTGTGTACCCGAAGCCCAGCCGTAGAGCCCTGCTCAGAGGGGTCGTGCCTTTATTCGGATTTACGATTGCTACGGCCGTCCACTGGCGCTCGCTGCCAGTATAGGGATTGCTTTGCACAATGAGAGTGTTGCCCGCCGTGCTGGTCATGATGCTATCGTAGCCGGTGGGGCTCGCTGGCACAGCAGTACGGCTAGTCATGTTCACATTGGAGCGGTCCCAATTCCACAGAGCCGAACTGAGGTTCGACGTGAAATTAGTGTTGTAGCCGATGACGTGCCGGACATTCGGATCGACCGGGTAGTAGTTGCTCGGGACAGAGATAATCCGCCCGTACATATCGACGCCCCGGGTCGATATCTGGTTGCCGAAATACTGCGAGTCCACCGTGTAGTTAACACACGCGGTGTCGGCATACATCATCCGAGCTTCGGTTATTTCGGTGTACGACCGCCAGCTAAAGGTATCCTGTATCTTGGTGTCGGTAGCATCCTTCTTGAACCGCTGCAGCCGCACTTGCCACGGGGCCTTGCCCGCAGGCAGCGCGATACGATACTGCATATCGACCGGGGACATGTTCTTCTCGCTGATCGAGATAACCCCGTCATTGGAGTAGTAGCCGACGTTTACCCGGGTGCCTTTCACGATCCTAAAGGTATAGGCCGTCGTGCCGAAAGCGGGCGTCTTGGTGTAGAACGTCCGTTCGATGTAGGCCGTCTTGACCTGTCCGGTGAGGTCCTTGTCAGCGGTGAACTGCCCGCTATCGGAGCCTAGCTCGTACCACGGACCCGACCCTTCCAGCCCCGCCTGAGTGTACTCAACCTTGAGTTCCCACGGGCCTGTCTTGGTGAGAGTTGTCGAAACAGTAGCGGCGATGCCAGACGCTACCGGCGTGGTGAGCGATCCGGTCGCAAGAGGGCTAAAAAGCCCCGGCCAATCGGGAAGCTGCCAATCTTCCCCGTTTGGCTTAATCTGCCAGCGGAATTGGATGGAGTTACCGTATAGGTCGCCCTTGTCGGTCTGGGCATACAACGCGTCAACGCGCATGGTCACGCGCAGAGCGTCTAGGTCCTCATTGGCGATGGTGCGGATTACCCCGCCGCCTACAGTGCAATAAGCCGCAGCGCCCGTACCACCGCCGCCAGTGAATGTAACAGGCACCGTAGCCGTTACAATGTTAGCGCCGAAACCGGTCAAGGTTACGCTCACGACCTTGCCACCAGATACGGTGGCGTACCCGGTCATGCCGGGATTATTCGGAAAGGTCACGTCCGGTTCGGAACTGTACCCGCTGCCGCCGTTCGTAACCACCGCCTTTTCCGCGATGTTCAACGATGCCTTGGCCTGCTGATCGACGTTTACTTCCGTCTCAACGTCAGTCAGCCCGACGAACGGGTCCTGCGTGGGATAGCCGTAGCGAAAATCCGTGAACACGCCCTTGTAGTTGTACGTGCCGTCGCCATTCTGGAGCGGCGTGCCCCCGAATGTGAATGACTGCCCGGCGTTCTTCGGCCCTTTCACGGGGCCTTCTGACAGAACCTCGGTGAACCGGGCAATAGCCTTTGACCGAATACTGTCCGGGGTTTGGACAGGGCGATAGACTTGCTGCTGTTGCGGAGCCGGACTACCGGACTTACCACCAGCGCCTTGAGGTACCGCTACGCCTCGGTTAGGCAGAATTCCGTCGGGCATGATTAGATGTCCACGTCTACAACAGCGGGGGAAGTGATGTCGGTAGCATTCGGATCGATGCGCTCATGGAAGACGCCACCCGATACCACGATGCTGCCGCAGCGAAAGAAGCCGTAGCACACAGGCACGCACATTCCCTCTTCCTCGGAATTGATAACCCCGTTGAACAGGAAGCTGGAGCGCTTGTCGGAATTGTCGCTGGTCACGTCAGCGTCAGGTATAAGCCCATCCTCTTGCGATGGTGTGGGCGTTAGCAACTGCGCTACGCCGCCCAACACAAGGGCCGCGCCGAACAACGCTATACTGGACATGGATATGCCCAGAAAAGTCGTGCTAGCCATCAAGCTGCCCGCAGCGGCCAGAGACATACCTCCAGTAAACGGAGTTGCGGCGATAGCGACGGCGATAAGCAACACTCCGAGAATGATGCCGAACACTCCGCCCTTGTTACCGCCGCCCGAGCCGAAGGGTACCGGAACGAAATGAATGTCCTGTCCTTGCGGACAGTTGAAATCCACCATGTCCGGGTGCAGGGCGTTGTCGTTGGCAAGGTCCCCGAGAATGATCCGGTAACTGCCTTCGCGAAAGGCCCGGGACACCGCTCCCGGGTAGTTGGCGTCAACGATGCGCAAGGCATGCGCGGGGCTGTTAGCGGCGAGCGTAAAGGTCTGGCGACCAAGCTCTTCGGCTAGATGCCCGTGGAAGTGTACTTTGCGCTTGACGACCATGTTTGCAACCGTTTGCAAAAGTTACGGAGCGTAACGCAGGCACTTGGAAATGCTGCTGCGCCACGCATGGATGTTGTCGCGTCGGGAATAGCGGACACGGTTCTCGGAGCCCCACAGATGGTGTAGGAGAATGTCGTTCCCCGAGTACACGCCGCAGTGATTGATTTTCTGCGACATGATGTGCATGAGAAGGGCGTCACCCGGCTTAAGCTGCCGGAAGTCGATTTCCTTGAACCCCATGTCCGCGAAGTTATCGCGCAGCACTTCGTCGCCGGTGTTCCACCAGTTGGCGTTGCGGGGGAAGTACGGCAGCGACACGTTTCGCTCGCGCTTGTACCATTCCCGGGCAAGTTCGTAACAGTCATCCACCCCGTGCCGGAACACTCGCCCTTCGTAGGGACGGGTCATGTCCCGGGCTTGATCCCCAAACCAAAAAACTTCCCGGACGGAAGTCTTGTTGTTCATGACGACAATGCCGAAGGGGAGGGCTACGTCCCGCTGGCTGATCATGTCGCTCTTGCTGGGGTGCGCCGTACCAGAGGAGTGACTGTGCACGACGGCACGGACTACGCCGGAAAGATACAACTCATGCCACGGGGCCGCCGCCATGAGGAAATCCACATGAGGCTGCTCGGCCACGTTTGGGATGGGGATGTACGCATCCTCAGTAAGCACCCCGCAACTCTCTTCGGGGAATTGCTCCATGGCGTGGCGCTTCATGTCTTCAAGTAGATTGGGTGCAACGCTGAACATTACCGCATCCTTCCAGCGCCGGGGAAGTGGTAGCCCGGAATGGGCTCAGTGCCGAACCGCTTCTTGCAATCCGAATACTGCTTCCCGCAAACGTCTTTAGACATGTCCCCGGTAACCGCCCCGAGGATCGTATAGTAGGTATCTCCTACATAGGGACAGTCTGCCACGAAATCCCCTTTGGAGTAAACCAAATTCTGCGTCTCGGGGTCGAACATTCGATATACCCGACGACAGTAATTACGGGTGATCTTACGGCCCGGAAGGCTTTCGCCCTCTAGGTCCGTCCACGCCTCCAATTTGAATTCGATGAATAGCCGGTTCTGCCCCGATTTCTGGGCCACCCGGTAAACGTCTGGCGGCCAGAAAGCGGTGGGGTCCGCATCGGGCCATCCATCCAGATACTTCGCCAGAGTGCGAATACGCGTGATCTTGGCTCCGACGAAATCTTTGTACTGCGTGGTGGCCGCCGTCAGGGTACGCTGCGTGTTGGCGAACCTCACGACAGGGGTGGGCAACTGCCCGCGACCGGATACTTCGAAGCCATCGACTTGGATATCGATGGGGGTGTACACCTGTCCGCCGAAGCTGACAAGGCCGTTGTTAGGCCCCTCCAAATCCGTGGTGTTGGTGAAATGTTCGATGGTCCCGCCAAGGCTGGTTGCGTCCAACTGAAACAGATGGACGCTGGGGCCTATGGCTAGGTTTTGCTCGTCGGTTTCTAAGGGCATTTTGCAACCGTTTGCAAATCAGGTGGGAAGGTCGAATTGCTGACGGAAGGTGGCCGTCAGCTTCCAGAAGCCTACCCACATCGGCACTTCGGTGTATTCCTTGCACGTAAAAATACGTGCTGTGCTTTTGCTGGGTGGGGTCCAGTAGAACGCCTGCCATCCGGCACGTTCATCCAGAAAGTCCACGATGACTTCCTTTTCGACCGTGGGCAGCATGTTCCATGTGAGCGCCCATTCTTCGCGCCGTGGGTTGATACCATCCACGGCACGTTGGCTGTAGTTGTCCCCGAACTCGGTTTCCAGAATACGGAAGGATACCTTGCTCTGGATGCCCTGAAACTCGGGCAATTGAATGCCTTCAGGGAACGTGAGAAGCGTACTCATACGACCTGCCCATACTTGAGAGAACTGGCATTGAGCATGCCGCCCGGTGCCCTGTGACGCTGCATGACGGCCTCCACGGTAGCGGTGGTTTCCCGATCCATTTCCTTCTTGAGACGTTCCATGTCCCGGGCGCTAAAGCTGGGCTGATCCCCGCCCTGTCCACCGCCTCCATTGAAGTTGTAGGTTGGGGAGTAGCTCAGGCTCGGGCCTTGTCCCGCAGCCAGTACGCCCATGCGTCCACCCGAACCACGCACGATGGGCATGATGACTTCGGAAGAGCCCTTCTCTCCGATACTGCCGACCTGCCCTCCGCCTGCCATGGGGAAATACTGGTTGGAGTTGACCATGCCGCCGATGGAGTGGCGACGGACGCCTTGCTCAACCCGACCCGATAGTATGCCATCCATGAAAACGTTGCCCTTGGCGCTTTGAACGACGGCACCATTGAGGAAGATATTGCCCTTAGCGCTAGTGGCCGGGGCAGGCGGGCCGAATTGTTCGGTGCCTTTGAATACCCCCGGACCCGCGAGGCCCAGAAGTGATCCAATCTGAGTGCCGCCAAGGAAGCTGGTGGCAATGCCCATCGCCATCTTCATCAGAGCGGCCTTAGCGAGAGTAAGCGCCAACTGCTGCAGCATGCGAGCCATGGAGGCACCGAAGTCCTTCTCGGTGCCTACAGCGAACCCGGCCATGATATCCAAGCTGCTATCCACGAAGAATTCAGTAGCCTTGGTTGCAGTGGTGAACATCGTGTCTTGCTGATTGATCATCTTGGCAAGACCGAACTGCATACCTTCCCACATGCTCCCGACTTCGACGTTCATTTCCTGATAGGCATCCAGAAGCATGCCGATCTGGTCGCGACGCTGGGCCAGTACGATACCCTCCGTCTCGCCCTGCGCGATGATGGACTCGGCCAGCTTCCCGTAAAGCTCGGTCTGTTTCTCCAGCAACGGGATTAGGGCTTCCATCTTAGCGCGGGCTTCCGGGTCGCTAATACGCGACACGTCGGGGGCCGTCTGCACCATGGCTTGAGCCCTGCCGTACAGATCGTTAGACACCGGGTTAAGGGTGTTCATGCCGGGAGAGACAGCACGGGGTGCTTCGATAAGCTGCCCGTTCACGTCCATCACGTAGCCCGGGGGAATGGGTGCGCCACCCGGTCCAACGGTGTACCCCGGAGGCGAGCTTGCGATTTGCGCAGAGGGAGGAGCCTGCCCGGTGGTAGTGACAGGGGATACCCCAACCCCGGGGCTGCTCGTAGCACTGGTAACTTGGGCCACCGACCCGCCGCCATACGAATGGCCCCGGATAAACGCAACTGCGGCCGCAAGAACTTGCGGGCTCAGCGGAACCTTGCTGCCCTCCGCAACCTTGATACCCGCCAGCAATGCCGCGAGCGTATTGGCATCGTTGAGGTCAAGCTTGGCATCCGTGCCGACGCCCATCGAACGGCCAACGTTCGTAGCCCAATTGCGCGGATTATTGCCCTTGAGCGCGGGCGTCTTGCCGTCGTCCCACGGAGCCCACTTTTCCCCGATCTCGTTGAGCGTCTGCGGCCCGTTGCGCCCGTACTGGCGAAGGTTGTTCATCGCCGCGATGGTGCCCGACAGGGGAGTGTCGTACACGACGTATTTCTTGTCCCGCATGATATTGCCGGGATTGTTATTGGTAGTCCACGGCTTATCCGCGAGGCCCGTCATATTGTAGAACGGGCTGAACACGCCACTGCCCCCGGGTCCGCTCATGGACAGAGGGGTGGGGCCTTCCTTGGGGGCGGCGACACCGCCCGGGGTGCGGTTAAGCTGGGCGCGCAAATCCGAAAGCCTGCGCTGCGACGCCGCAAACTTATCCATGGCCTTGCTGTAACCCTGCAAGGACTCAAGCCCCGTGGTCGAGAATACCTCTTCGGGATTGAGCGTCAGCAAGCCGATCTTACGGCGAGCTTCCAGCGCGTCAACCTTGAGGTCCCGGATTTCGGAGTCCAGCGCCCCGAGGAAATCCTCTCTGCGCTTACGCGCCCCCTGTATGATGTTTTTCTCGGCTTCCTTGTAGTCCTCGTCCATAAGCCGCATGCGGTTATCGACGTATTGCTTCCACTGCCCCTGCACTTCCGGGTTTTTCATTTCCGGATCGTTGAAGCTGGCGAAGAACGCCGGGGCCTCGTTGGCAAGCTGTAGGATAGCCGAACGCTGCTGGGCTCTGGCCCGGTCAAGCTCTGCCGCAAGCTGAGCGGGCTGGAACTGGTCGCCCGAGCTTGCAATCGTTTGCAAAAGATTTTGACGGTCCGCCATGAGAGCGGAGGTGAGGTTGTCCTTGTAGGCGTTGACCTGAGTCAGGTCCTTGATCTTGTTGATGCTGGACCGCGACGCCTGCAGTTGCATTTCCTCAATGCCCTTCTGCACCATAACGCGGGTCTGGTCTTCCAGCGCCAAAAATTCCTTGGTGATGGCCGCCTGATTGTTGCTGGCGGCCAGCGTAGCGCGGGCATGCGCAAGGGCCTCTTCCAGAACGGCCATGATCTGTTCGGGGCTGTACCCGCCCTCTTCGATCATACGCAATGCGCCCATGCGCATCTTGTCCCTTTGAGGCTTGATCACCTTGACCATTTCGCCGGTTTCGGTTTGCTCCGGTACGACCAGATGCTCCATCCAGTCCTGCCCCGTCATCATTTTGGGCAGGAAGTTGGCTCCCGCGATCTTGCCGCCGAAGTTGGTACCGACGCTGTCCTCGAATTTCTTCGCCCATTGATCGAGCTTGTTGAACTGCGACATGCGCTGATCGTCAAGCTCCGCAAGGAACGTGTCGAACGGATTGCTCGCCAATTGAGCGCGCATCTGGTTGACGATGTTCTCTTGCTGACGACGGGCACGCTGGAATTCCCGCAACGTGTCATGATTGACATACGTGAAGTTGGCATCCTCCATTAGTTTCTTGGAGGCGTTGTTAAGGTCCACAGCCTGTCTACTGCCGTCATATCCGGGCCTACGCTTTTGAGCCTCCTGCGCGAGGATAACCCTATTGCGCGCTAAGTTGGTATCTTGCA